CAGGATTCCACGACCTGCCTTGCCATCGCCACGGACATGCGCTCGCGCGGCGTCTGCGACGAAGTGCATGCCATCTGCTTCGACTACAACCAGCGCCACAGCCGTGAGATCCAGAGCGCGAAAATGGTGGCGGCTCTGGCTGGCACCAATGGCTTCGAGGTCTGCCAAGTGCCCGCCCTGGCCGGCATGAGCCCGCTGACCAATCCGGGCGAGGAGCTGGAGACCTACGCCGATCACGCGAGCATGGAGGCTACGATCGGCGACCGTGTGGAGAAGACTTTCGTGCCGATGCGCAATGCGCTCTTCCTCACGCTGGCCGCCAACCGGGCAGCGGCAATGGGCGCCACGATGATGATGACGGGCGTCTGTCAGGCCGACAACGCCAACTACCCGGACTGCCGCCTCGAGTTCATCCAAGCCCAGGAGAAGACCATCAACGAGGCCATGGGCTACGACTTTGCCGACGTGCGCTTCATCAGCCTTCTCACGCCCCTCATGAACCTCAGCAAGGCCGAGAGCATCCAACAGCTCCTGCGGCTGGGCGTGGACAAGCTCGCCTGGCTGGCCTTCAGCCACACGGCCTACGACGGCCAGTACCCGCCGACCGGCAAGGATCACGCCAGCGTGCTGCGCGCCTATGGCTTTTCGCAGACATCGCTCCCGGACCCGCTTGTGATCCGCGCATATCTCGAAGGCGCGCTCAGCGAAGAGCAGCTCCCAGCGACGAGCAACTACAATGGTTTCCGCCGCGACTACATCGGCGCAGGGGCACGCGTGCCCCTGGTCGATGCCATCCGCAACCAAGCCGAGACCCTGCGCCGTATCGGCCTCCTCGAAGCCCTGCCGCAAGGCTAAAGGAAAGCAAGACATGGTGAAAGAAGTTGGCGCCTACAAGCGCTTTGCCCCAGTCATGGAGGGCGCAGCCCTGAGCGTTGCGGCCGGGGCCATCAAGCAACTCCTCGTTGCCATCGGCGAGGATCACCGACGCCCAGGCCTACTGGAAACGCCTATGCGCGTTTCCAAGGCATGGGCCGAATGGACGGCAGGCTACTCGCAGGATCCCGCCGAAGTCCTCAAGACTTTCGAGGACGGCGCTGAAGGCGTGGACGAGATGGTCGTGCAAAAGGATATCGAGATCTACAGTCATTGTGAGCATCATCTGGCGCCCTTCTTCGGCGTGGCTCACATCGCCTACATCCCGAATGGGCGCATCGTGGGCCTCTCGAAGCTCGCCAGGCTCGCCGATGTCTTCGCCCTTCGCCTCCAGGTGCAAGAGCGCATCACGAATCAGATCGCCGATGCCCTCGTCGAACACCTCAACCCCATCGGCGTGGGCGTCATGATCGAAGCCAAGCACTTTTGCATGTGCTCGCGTGGCATCAAGAAACAGGGATCCTCGACGATCACCTCGGCGCTTCGCGGCGCCATCAAGGACCAACCAGCCGCCAGAGCCGAGTTCTTGGCTTACGTCACGGGAAAGGGCTGAATTGTGATCGACCCAAGCGAGTTCAGTTTTTTCCTCGATAGCGGGGCCTACTCGGCTTGGAGTCGGGGCACGGCCATCGACATCGATGAGTATTGCGCCTTCATCAAGGCCAACATCGAGCACATCGAAGTCTACGCCTGCCTGGACGTGATCCCAGGGTCTCCAGGCAAGGCAGCCACCGAGCGCCAGCGCCAGGAGGCCGCCGAAGCCACATGGCAGAACTATCTCTATATGAAGGCCGAGGGCCTCGACCCGCTGCCCGTCTACCACTACGGCGAGGACTTTGCTTTCCTGCAGCGCATGCTCGACTACGGCTGCGACTACATCGGCATTGGGGGCCTTGTAGGCGTGCCCGGTGCCATGCGCAAGTTCTGGCTCGACCGCCTCTTCAAGCGCATCACAGACGCCGATGGCAAGCCTTTGGTCAAGACGCATGGTTTCGGCATGACGTCGGTCTCCCTGATCTTCCGCTATCCCTGGTATAGCGTCGACTCGACGTCGTGGATCCAGGCAACGGCCAATGGCGGCATTCTCCTGCCTGCCATGCGCGGCGGGGAGTTCGTCTTCGACGAAACGCCGATGACGGTGGCCGTCAGCAACCAGCGCGGCGCCACGGAGCTGAGCCCAGCCATGCGCGCTATCGTCGACCGCTGGCTGGCCGTCTGCGGGAAGACCTACGCGGAAGTCGCCGAGCACTACTACCACCGTGCCGTATGCAACGTGACTTTCTTCAAGGCCGTCAGCGAAGCCAAGGCCGCCGCGCCTTTCAGACCCGACGGAGTCCGCAAACAATCACTCTGGAGTTAAACCATGGCAAAGACAAAAGCTGATTACGAGGCCCTCGGCAAAGCCGGGGCCAAGAACCGAGGGCCGCGCAACCACCCATTCCCGAGAGAAGTCCGGGACAAGAGCTGGCAAGCTCGCGCCTACTGGGATGCCTTTGACGCTGAGGTGGTCCGCATAGAAGCCGAGTTCGACGAAGCCTCCAAGAAGGTCATTGCCGGCCATCAGGTTCCTGTCGCCATCAAGGTGAGCGTCACGATTCCCAAGAACTCCTGCGCGACAAAGATCCTCGATGACGAGGAGCGAGCCCGTCAGGGATACGCGAACTGGCCCCGAGCTGCGGCTGAGCACGTGCGGCTGCTAAAGGAAGCCCTTGCCAAGGAGCCGAGCCAAGGCCGCCGAGCCAGGCTCAAGGCTGCCATCCAGCGCCTCATCATCAAGCACGGGCGCCCGGCGTGAAAGTCTATTTGGCGCATGCCAAGGCCAACTATGCCAGTCCCAATGACGGCTACGTGAATGCCTTGCGCGCCACTGACTTTCGCCTCACCCTCTACAGCTTTCACTTCCTCGAAGGCCAATTGCGCCTCCCAATCTATGCGAATCTTCCTCGTGTGCTCGACGGCAAAGAACTGGATGGCAACGGGCTACGGAGCCAGCCTCTTGGCGGGTGATGCCAACAGGCTTCTGGTGAGCTTCGTCGAGTTCACCAAGAACCCGGACCAGCAGCTTGCCGTCTCGGGGATGCCTAATCCCTATGTGCCCTCACAGGGCAAGGCCAACCCCAAGGAGCTTGCCCAGGCCTTCACGCCACTCCTCGCTTCTCACGCTGAAGAGATCTTCGATGAAGGCGATAGCCAGGCCGAAGTCCAGGCGCCGAAGACAAGGGTTCAGCTTGTATGAGGGTCTATCTTGCCGGTCTGGACGCCAGTCATCTGGCCAGCAAGACGAACGGCTATACGCTGGGCTCCAAAGTCTTTCCCCACGTCCTCGTCAGCTTCTTTTTCTACGTCGATCCCCATAGCCATGCGAGGGCAAGTCCTCAAAGCATTCTTCCACCACCAGCAAAGAAGGAAATCAAGTGAACAAGCATAAGCTCTACCTCTGCGGGCCCATCCACGGCCGCACGGATGCCGAGTGCAACAACTGGCGCCAATACGTGGCGAAGGTCTGGGGCCACGACGCCGTCCTCGACCCGATGCGCCGCGATGCTCGCCCCCGCATGCACGAGGAAGGCATCGCCAAGGCCATCGTGGAAGCCGACAAGGCGGACATCTTGGAGGCCTCGGCGCTCCTCGTCTACTACGCGCTGCCCAGCGTTGGGACCAGCATGGAGATCCTCTTTGCCTGGGAGCAGCACAAGCCTATCGTGGTCGTCAACGCCAGCATGCAGCCGCGCGAAGAACTCAGCCTCTGGCTGCAATACCACGCCACGGTCATCGTCGATGGCCTGGACCCCGCCCTCCGCTATCTCGAAGCCGCCTACAACTGAAAGCCCTGCCATGCCTGCCATCAAACGCGAACTCCTCCTCAAGACCGCGGGCCTCGTGCGCCCGGCCCTGGCCTCGGCCGCCTATATCCCAGCGCTGACGCACATCTGCTTCGACGGCGAATATGCGACGGCCTACAACGACATCTCAGCCATCTCCGTGCAATGCAAGGCCGACCTCAAGCGCTGCGTTCCAGGCGACCTCCTCATCCGGGGCCTGCAGAGCTTCGGCGGCGACGAGATCAACCTCCAGTCCGGCGAGGGCAAGGAGGTCGTGCTCTCCAGCGGTCGAAGCGCCAAGGTGAAGCTCCCGACTCTCGAACTCAAGGCTTTCCCTTTCCAGCCCCCGGAGATCACGAAGGCCGACAAGCCCATCGCAATCGACGCCGCCATCCTCAAGGGCATCGAGCGCTGCCTGATGAGCGTCAACACTGACCCCACGCATCCCGCTCAGATGGGCGTGACCCTGGACTGCGATGACGACGGCAATGCGCTGCTCTTCAGCACGGACAACTTCACGATCAGCCGTTTTCAGACCAAGACCGAAGTGGAGCTGCCGGGCGACACGCCAGTGATCCTCCCGCGCTTCTTCTGTGAGCAGCTCGTGGCGCTGAGCCGAGCGTTCCCCGACGAGAAGATCAAGCTGTATCTGTTGGGCGGCGCGCTGCTCGCATGCTTCGGCGAGGCCGCCGAGGTCTTCAGCAAGACCCCCGTGGATCTGGAGCCCCTGGACTTCCCCTCCATGATGGGCAAGCACGTGCGCGCCAAGGGCCTCAAGGATCGCCTCGCCGCCATCCCCAATGAATGGGAGCAGGCCTTCACCCGCGCCATGCTGGTTCTCGGCGCCGAGGACGACAAGGCCGTCAAGGTCACCATCGGCGACGGCAACCTACGGCTCCTCTCCACATCGGCTATGGGCGAGGCTGATGACGAGATGGACTACAAAGCCCACCAGGACGACCCCGAAGAGGCTTTCCACGTCGATCCGGCGCTGGTGATGCGCGCCTCGAAGTCTTGCGCGTTGCTGGGCTTCACAGAGCGCGTCGTCATCCTCGCCGACAAGGATCTGAATTTCGTCCACATCATCGCGCACTGCAGCAAGTGAGGCCATGAGCTTCTTCTATAACGAGACGAAGGCAACACCCAAAAAGCCGAAGGCTGGTGGCGGGAGGAGGGCTTCGGCCGTCATCCCGATCGCCAGCCTTCAGCAGCTTGGCTGCTCGGTTTGCCAGCACAACGACAACCCCGATCTCATGTCTCCGAAGATGGAGCCCAGCGGCGCCAGTCACCCGCTGATCTACTTGCTGGGCTCAGCACCCAGCAAAGAGGAAGACGAGGACAACAACCACTGGACCGATAAGGCCGGTGACATGATCTACGGGAAGTTCGGCGCCAAGTTCATGCGCAAGGACGCGCGCTCGAACTTCATCACGCAATGCCGGGGCGAGCAGACCGTCAAAGAGATCGAGTGCTGCCGACCGCGCATCGTCGCCGATATCGAGGCAAGCAAGCCCCTGGTTATCGTGACGATCGGCGACGAGCCATTCCGCTGGGTCACCGGAAGCACCTCGACCGTCATGCCGCATCGCGGCTCCGTGTTCCAGGTCCAGGTGGGGAAGCACGTTTGCTATTGCGTGCCTCTGCTCTATCCCAATTTCGTCTTCAAGAAAAAGGGCTACGGCAAGAGCGAATACGAACTCGCGCTCGAGTTCGACGTTGCCAAGGCCAAGGCTCTTGCCGAGAGGCTGGAGTCCGGGATGGCAAAGCCTCCCCGAGTCTATCGGCCGCCCTACGACGAAGGAATCGAGATCATCACCGGTGCCGAGAACGGCGACATGGGACGGCTGGAGCGAGCCCTCGCGGATCTCGCCTCGGCTCCGCGCTCGGCCCTTGACTTGGAAACCAACGGGCTTCGCGTGGGCTTCCAGAAGAAGCCGCTGATCTGGATGGCCGCGGTCGGGACCTTCGAGCGAACCATCGCCTTTGCCATCGATCACCCCGAGGGCTGGGGCACTGACGCCAGGCGCCGCAAGGTCAGGCAGCTCTTCGGCGAATACATCATGGAGAGCGGGCGCAAAGCCGCCCATAACCTCGCCATGGAACTCGAGTGGCTCTACCACTTCTACGGGGAGAAGATCCTCTGGTGGACGGAGTGGGATGACACGATGGCGATGGCTCACACGCTCGACGAGCGCGCGGGCACGAAGAGCCTGGGTCACCAGACGCTCATGCATTTTGGCTTTGATGTGAAGAAGCTCAGCAACATCGATGTCAAGCGCATTCTCGAGTACCCCATCAAGCAGACGCTGCGCTACAACGGCCTGGACACGAAGTGGACGGATCGGCTGCGCCTGCATTTGGAGCCCATGGTCGACGCCGAGAACCGCTACGAGTATGACCGCAAGATCCGCCTCGCTCCCGTGCTCATCGCCATGGAAGAGAAGGGCCTGCCCGTCGACTTCAAGTATGCCGAAGCCATGGCGGACCAGCTCGAAGATAATCTGGACAAGATCGAGGCCAAGCTGCGGCGAACCCCAGAGGTCCGGCGCTTCATGGAGCGCAAGGGGACTTTCCAGGCGAGCAACACCGACCACGTTCTCTACCTCATGGACAAGATCCTTGAGCGCCCCGAGGTCCGGGTCGAGGAGCGCGGCCGGGACGGCTATCGCCTGACAACGGATGAAGAAGCCCTGGGCAAGATGCCCGCCCAGGAGGTGCCTAGCGCCGCTCTCATTCTTGAGCACCGCGGGGCCTCGAAGCTCAAGAGCACCTACGTCGAGCCCGTACTGGAGCGGCGCATCGTATGCCCGGATGGCAAGATCCGCAGCAAATACAGCAGCATGGTCGCGGAAACCGGACGCCTGGCGAGTGAGGACCCCAATGTCCAGAACTTCCCCAAGCGCAAGCATCGCGAGATTCGCGGCATGATCTACGCGCCGACGAATCACATCATGGCGGCCTTGGACTATGGGCAGATCGAGTTCCGCGTCGTCGGCATGGCCAGCGAGGACCCGGCTCTCGTGAAGGCCTGCTGGACCGGCTATGACGTCCACAAGTTCTGGGCCCAGCGCATGGTGGATCTCTACCCCGAGATCAAGGACTACATCGTCGAGGCCTTTGCCGTGGACTGGGATGAGAAGGGCCTCAAAACGCTGCGCCAGGAAGCCAAGAACGGATGGGTGTTTCCCCAGCTCTTCGGGTCTTCTGTCAGGTCTTGCGCCGAACAGCTTCACCTGCCGGAAGACGTTGCCGAGGATCTCGCCGCCGAATTCTGGGACGAGTTTAAGGTCGTCAAGAAATGGCAGGACCGCCTCATGGAACGCTATGCCAAGACGCTCTACGTCGAAACCCTTGGCGGTCGCAAGCGCCGGGGTCCGATGACCCGCAACCAGATCATCAACCATCCTATCCAAGGAACGGCCTTCGATATCGTGGGCGAGGGCATGGTGGCCCTTACGGAGCAAGCAATCGCCAACGATGACCCCTACGGGCGCCCTGAGCTGAACGTCCACGACGACCTGACCTTCATCCTTCCCCAGCACGACCACCTGCAGCGCATCGACGCCATTGCCAAGGAGATGTGCAAGCCCAGGTTCGATTACATCAATGTCCCGCTGGTGGTCGAAGCCTCGACCGGCCCGCGCTGGCATCAGCTCGAAGAGATCAAGGTCTACCGCAGCGACGTCCTCTTCAACATCCGCAATCCCTACGAGGAAAAGCATGACAAACGCCAGAAACGATAGGAGGGCCCATGCCTAAGCAGCTTGCCCTCTGGGAAGTCCCTCTGCGCAAAGACTGGGATCTCATCGCCAAATGCTCGACAGCCATCCCTATCGTCGAGAAGACAAGCCGCAAGGTCGTGCTGCTTTCGGTGGACCGCTCGGACCAAATGCTCAAGCACTGCCGAACTATCACCAGCAACCACAATGCCCACGTCAGGGCGCAAAGGAAGAGAGATGTCAAGACAGCGATTAGAACCTGAAGCCGAGGCCATCACGACCGAGGCCATCCACACGAAGTATCGGCCGCGCCGCCTCAGCGAGGTCGTCGGGCAGGCGGCCGTCGTGAAGAGCATCACAGCTGCCTTAAAGGCCAAGGCTCGCCCGCACGCCTATCTCTTCTCTGGAGGCGCTGGCACTGGCAAGACAACCCTTGCCCGCATCATCGCCACGGAATGCGGCTGCGACGCCTCGAACCTCATCGAAGTCGATGCCGCCAGTGAAAGCGGCGTCGATGACGTACGCGGCCTCACGGCGAGCCTGCGATATAACGGCTTCGGTGCCAATCCCAGCAAGGCCGTCATCATCGACGAGTGCCATCGCCTGAGTAAGAACGCCTGGGATGCGTTGCTCAAGATCACCGAAGAGCCACCGCCCCACGTCTTCTTTTTCTTCTGCACGACGGATCCAGGCAAGGTGCCCAAGGCCATCGCAACGCGCTGCTCGGTCTACTCCCTGCTGCCATTGAAACGTGACACGATCCTCGATGTTCTGGAGCATGTCTGCGACGAAGAAGGCTACGGAACTAGCGGCAAGATCCTTGGGCTCATCGCCGACGCCTGCGAGGGGAGCATGCGCGGCGCCCTCACCATGCTCGCCAAGGTTCATTCCTGCGATGACGAGCGCGAGGCTGCAGCGCTGCTGCAGACGGCCATGGACAGCCCCGAGATCTTCGAGCTGTGCAAGCTCCTGTGCTGGGGTCGGCCGACCTGGGGCGAGGTCACGAAACTCCTGGGAGCCGTCGAAGACGCCCAGCCCGAAAGCATCCGCATCATGGTCACGCTCTACGTCGCCGCAGTCCTGGCCAAGCCCAAGAACGAGAAGGACGTGCCCAGGCTCCTCGACATCCTCCAGGTCTTCAGCAAGCCCTGCAACCCATCCGACAAGATGGCGCCTATCTTCTTGGCCTGCGGCAAGCTGATCTACGACTAGGCGTATAGCTAAGCCGAAAGGAACCCCAATGGCAACGCTGCAGAAATACCGAGCGATGCTGCCAGTCAATAAGCATCGCCTCGACGACGAACTCGAAGTCCAGGCCGAGATCCAAGAGCGCATCAGCGCCGAGGTCGTGGCGCTGAACTCGAGCATGCTTCAGGCCAAGGACGACCTCGGCAAGATCGAATCCCGCCTTTTCTTGGATCTCAAGGACGACGGTGACAAGCAGACCGAGGCCCAGATCCGCGCCCGCATCTCCAGGCATGAAGAGCGCGTCAGGGCCTGGAGAACGTTTCAGGAGGCCCGGCAGGAGCTGGAACTCTGGGAAGGCCTGCTCAAGGCCTGGGAGAAGCGAGGCTACAGCATCAGCACTCTCGCTGATCTCTATGGGCGCCAGTACTTCAGCCTGCGCTCCGCTGGGACGCGTGAGTCGCCGCAAGAGCGGATGACCCGCGAAGACGCCAAGCGCGAGATGCGCGACGAACGCATTGCCCAGCGCTTCCGTCAATCCGTAGATGAGAGCAAGCCATCACACATTGCGCCGCGAGCACGGCGCCGCGCGGAGGACTAATGGAGGCCTTCATCCAGTTCTGCGCCTACGGGGCCGTCGGCCTCGGAGCGCTCTACCTAGGCGTGCGCCTGTGCACCGCCGCCTATTTTCTCTCGAAGCACGAATACGAAACCCGAATGAAAAGGAAACAGCAATGAGCCGCTACAGCGAACGCGACGATGACCGGGGATCGCGCCGGCGTGAGGACGATGACCGCGGCAGCCGCCGCAGCCGTGACGAAGACGATGACCGTGGCCGCCGCTCGCGGGGACGTGACGACGATGACCGGGGATCCAGGCGTAGCCGCGATGACGACGATGACGACCGCGGTAGCCGCCGCTCTGAGTCCTCCAGCGGTTATCGCTACGAAAGCCGCGATCCCGACGCCACCAAGCGCCGTGGTCAGCGCGGCAGTAAGGACTTCGACAAGTTCCTGAAGCCCGAGATCAAGTTGTGGAAGGTCAACGACGGCGACAACCGCGTTCGCATCCTTCCTCCTGGGTGGAAGGGCGCCGACCACTACGGCATCGACCTCTATGTGCATTACGGCGTTGGCCCCGATCGCCAGAGCTATCTGTGCCCGAACAAGCACAATGGTGACCCTTGCCCCATCTGCGAGGAACGGCAGCGGGCCCGCGATGACGGCGACGACGAATACGCCAAGGAACTCGACGTCAAGCGCCGCACCCTCGTCTACGTGGTCGACCGCGATCACGCCAAGGATGGCGTCCAGGCGTGGCCGATGAGCTACACCATCGACAACGACATCATCAAGGTCAGCCAGGACAAGCAGAGCGGGCAGGTGCTGGAGATCGATCACCCTGAAGAGGGCTACGACGTCGAGTTTGAGAAGAACGGCCAAGGCCTGAAGACCCGCTACGAGGGCGTGACAGTCTCGCGGCGCTCTTCAAGCCTGGGCAAGGATGAGTGGCTCGACTACGCTGTCGACCATCCGTTGCCCGATCAGCTCGTCTTCTACAGCTACGACGAAATCGCCAAGGCCTTCGGCGCCCAGGGCTCGCAACGCAGTAGCCGCGACCGGGACCGTGATGACCGCGACGATGACCGCGGTAGCCGCAGCAGGGATCGCGACGACGACCGTCCCAGCCGCCGCCCGGAGCGCGACGATGACGACCGCGGCAGCCGCAGCGAATCGCGGCGCGGCAGCGATCGTGGGCGCAATGCCGACCCCGACGAGCCGACCTGGGAGAGCGTCCACGAGATGACGAAGTCCGAACTCGAGGATCTCATCGACGAGAAGGAACTCGACATCAATCCCAAGGACGCCAAGGACACGGAAGACCTGGCCGACTGGATCTGCGAGGAGATGAAGCTCACGAAGAGCGAGCGCCGCGAGCGCGTGAAGGAAGACCCCGAAGACGGTGGACGCCGCCGACGGGCAAGCGACGAGGACGACGATCGTCTCGCCGAAATGCGTGAGCGCCGCACAAGCCGCGATGCCGACGATGACGGCAGCCGCAGGCGCCGCAGCAGCGAAGACGATGAGCCCCGTCGTCGCCGTCGGGAGGACTAAGCCATGGCCGTAGCAGCAAAGAAAGCTACGGCCAAAGCGTCTGCCAAGACCCGGCAGGCGCTTAAGGCTGAGCCCCAACGCAAGCGTGAGCGCGTGGAAGTGGAAGGCGAGGATCTGCCGCCGACGCCCCCCAACTACTTCGCGAGCATGGACAAGGAGGGCCTCGAGTTCGTCAGCAGCGGCGCCCAGCTTATCGACTGTGCTCTGGGTGGTGGCTATGCCAGCGGACGCGTCGTGAACATCGTCGGCGACCGCAGCGCTGGCAAGACCCTCCTCGCCATCGAAGCTATCACTAACTTCTGCATGAAGTACGAGGATGGCGCCAGTCGCTATGCGGAGAGTGAGTCGGCTTTCGATGAGAACTACGCCGAAGCCCTGGGCTTGCCCCTGGATCGCGTGGACTTCAACGAGAAGGGTCGGCCGCTGCGAACCATCGAGGACTGGTACAAGGACATGGACGCCTTCCTTGACCGCAACAAGGAACGTCCCAGCATCTATGTCCTTGACAGCCTCGATGCGCTCAGCGACGACGCCGAGATGGCGCGGGGCATTGACGAAACCAATACCTTCGGCACGCAGAAGGCCAAGAAGCTCGGTGAACTCTTCCGCAAGCTCGTGGAGAAGATCGAAAGCCAACAGTGCCTTCTCATCGTCGTCAGTCAGCTCCGCGACAAGATTGGCGTGACCTTCGGCGAGACCAAGACGCGAAGCGGGGGCAAGGCTCTCGACTACTACGCCTCACACATCCTCTGGCTGCGCGAGAAGGGCAAGATCAAGAAGACCATTAAGGGAGTCGAGCGCAGCGTGGGCATGGACGTCGAGATGCGCGTGAAGAAGAACAAGGTCGGCCTACCTTTCCGCAGCGCCGATTACCCGGTGATCTTCGGCTACGGCATCGACGACCTTACGGCTGGCGTCGAGTGGTTGCTCAGCGTGGGTCTTGCCGACGTGCTGGAAGCCGAGCTGGATATGAGCAAGGCTGGATACAAGCGCCGCATCGAGGGCCTGCGCAGCAAGGGGGGCCCGGAGATCCGCGAGGTCAGGGCGACCCTCAACAAGGTCCTGAAGCGCGAATGGTCGCGCATCGAGACCGAGTTCCTGCCCAAGGCCAAGAAATATTGAGCGCCTCAGGGGCTCCCTCCCAGCCCCTGAAATATTTGCTTGCGCGTCTTAAAATCTTTATATAATCAGGCCATCGCAATTTAACGAGGGCCTGGAGAATGACGCATCGGCAATTCAAGCACACGGGATTCGGGGAGGATCCGCCTTTCCGCTACGTAAGCCCAGCGCTACGGAAGCCTCAGGGCTCTGTGGCCTGGCTTGTGGCCCGGATCCTCTTGGCTTCCGTGGCTATGACGCTTGTGGCTTTCTTCGCCTTCAAGATCTTTTACGCCTACCATCCCCTGCTTTTCCGCTGAGTGCTCAGCGCAGAGCCCGGCGTGCTGGGCTCTCCGGCGAGCAATCCCGCTTGTCATCAACCTGGAGAAGTGAAATGAAGAAGTTTTTCGCGGCCGTGGCCGCTTTCATCCTGGCCGGAGCTGCTCTGGCGCATGGTTCCTCGCAATCTTTGACCCCGGCCACAGCGGCCATCTCGACCAGCCAGGTCAGCTCTTACGCGGGCAATGGCGGCGGCCTGAGCATCTCGGGCGCTGCCAACCAGCAATCGGCCACCACGAGCGGCACGACGACTGGTCTGGGCGTGGGCATCGGCCCCCTGAAGGCGGCGAGTGTGGGCATCACGGGCAACGCGGCAACCAGCGGCGGCGCGATCGCCGGCAATCTGAGCGTGGGCAATGCCTCGGGCTCGGCGCAAGCCTCGGGCGTGAGCACGGCTTCGATCGTGGGCACCGGTGAAGCTCACACGGTGGCCGGTGGCCCGCAAGCCAACGTCACGGGCAATGCCGAGGCCATCGTCGGCACGAGCGCGGCAAGCGGCACCAATGGCCTGGCCATGACTGGCGGCTCGGCGGTGAGCGGCTTCGATGCCGGTGCCTCGGCATCGCAGATCAAGGTCGGTCCCTTCCAGCAAACCGACGTGGCAAGCCATGGCATCACCTCGGCGCTGACGCTGCCGGCAGCTCAGGTCACGCTCGGCACGGGCACCGTTCAGCTCCAGACCGAGGCCGCTGCCAACGCTTTCGGCCAAGCCAAGGTGGGCAGCATCACCAGCACGTCGAACTAAACCTCGACTCGCAGTCCGGGAGGCCGCAAGGCTTCCCGCCTTCGGCCCTCATTCGGAGATCCACCATGAAAAAGCAACTCATCCTCGCCGCTCTCATTGCGGCTTCCTTCTCGGCCTTTGCGGATTCCACCAGCGAATCCTCGGCGGGCAGCGTGGCTCAAGCCAGCCCCCAGAACATCGGCAACCCGACCGTTAACGTGAACAGCGCGCCCCAGCTCCCCTACACGGAGAACAAGGTCACGCACAGCGGGCTGCCTGTCAGCTCGGCGGCTTTCGTGGGCGTCAATGCTCCGGCCAACGATACCTGCAACGAGGCCGGCGACGCCCTCAGCGTCCAGGCCAAGGTTTTCGGCGCCGCCGCGAGCAAGGGCGGCCCGATGCAGGTGGCCTGCGACGTGCGTGCCCGCGCTCTCAATGGCAAGTACACGGGCCGCTCCCAGGCCTGGATCAATGCGACGCATTGCCAGGATCCGAACTCGGCGGCGGCAACGGAAGACGAAGCCGACATGATCGAAGCTGATGCCCGCGACCGCGGCCAAGCCATCAAGGCCTGGCGCTGCCCGGAGCGTCTGCGCCCGCAATGGGCCAAGGATCGCGAAGCCGACCAGAAGCGCGCCAGCGCGAGCATCGAAGGCCGCCCCGTGGTCGCCGTTCCGGCTGCGCGTCCGCAGCCCTGGCAAGCCGGGGGCTGATGGCCCAGCGCGTCCGTATATTTGGGGGCTTCGGCCCCTTTTTTCATTTCTGGAGAAATCATGCCTGCCAAGAGCCCCAAGAACCTGCCAACCATCGAATACTACTGGACGAACGTCATCGGCCCTGCCATGAAAGCCGTGGCCGTCGTCAATGTCCGCATCAAGGCCGCCAACGGCCTTCAGGTCGCCCAGATCACTCAGGGCTTCAGGGACAAGACCGATGCGCGGCGTGGAGTCGAAGCCCTTGCCCACTGCTTTCGAGCCTATCCAAACCCCACACTCTTGGCGGATCTCATCGCCTCGAAGACCCTCAAGGAAGTCGGCCCCGGTCCCAAGCCCAAGTTGGGAGACCTCTGATGCAAGGCCTCCAAGATCACTACGAAGTCCTTGGCATCAAAGAGGACGCCACCCAGGCCGAAATCAAGGCCGCATGGCGGCAAGCCAACAGCAAGGCGCACCCCGACCGCGAAGGGGGCTCCCATGAGGCCCAGACGCGCGTTAACGAGGCCTATCGTGTGCTGGGTGACCCGGAGCTGCGCAAAGCCTATGACGAGGGCCTGGAGGGCTTCTACGGGGACGAGGGTTTCACCAAGGCCCGCGAGTTCCTGCTCCAGGTCTTCATGGCCGTTATCAAGCAAGCCCCCGAAGGCATCGATCTCGTCGAGGATACGCGTCGGATGCTGATGGAGCACAAGAACCAGCACTACGCAGCCCTCAACGAGCACAGGCAAGCGCTGGGCAGGGTTCAGCGCCGCGCCAACCGGTTGCGCTTCAAAGGCACGTCAACAGACTTCTTGAAGGCGGCGCTAGATCAGCATATGAGCCAGCTTCGCGAAGCCATCGAAAAATGCGAGGAGATGGTCAAGCGCATCGACACGGCCGGGGAGATCCTCGACGAATACGGCTTCGATATGCCTCAACCAAAAACCAATGTCGGCGTCTGGGTGGAGATGGATTCTGGCGGAGCCATCCCAGCCAGCCACTTCGCAGCCAAATGGCCGGAGGGCTCCTAATGTCGCGCATCCTGGGCCTGGACCCAGGCCCCATAAAAACAGGCTGGGCGGTCATGGATGGCCCAGCCTTTGTTGGTGGCGGCGTCTCCGAAAACGAGGTGGTGCTTGACTGGCTGAAGAAGGATTCCATGGAAGTCGACCGCGTTGCGTTGGAGATGATCGCAAGCTATGGCATGCCAGTCGGTGCCGAGGTCTTTGAGACCTGCGTTTGGATCGGCCGCTTTATCCAAGCCAGCCAGCGGCCAACAGTGCGCATCGGCCGCCAGCCCGTCAAGCTCTTCCTCTGCGGCTCTCCAAAGGCCAAGGATCCCAACGTGCGCCAGGCTATCCTAGATCTTTTCCCCCGCAATGGCGGGGGCGCCGTTCCCCAGGTGGGAACGAAGAAGCAACCGGGACCGCTCTTTGGGGTCAGCAGCCATGCCTGGCCTGCCCTCGCCGTGGCCCTCTACTATAACGAGCATTACAACCATGCAATATCCCTGCCTACTGCTGGCCGATCTGCACCTCGTCGCGAGCGCGTCCACCTCCTATAGATGGACGCTCTTCCCTTGGCTCATCGAAGAGTGCAAGGCCGAGCGCGTGAAGAGCCTCTACATCCTCGGCGACCTCACCGACGCCAAGGACAACCATAACGCTGACCTCGTCAATCAGGTCGTGCAAAACCTCTGGAAGCTCAGCCAGGTCGTCGAGGACATCAAGATCCTCACAGGCAACCATGATTGGCTGCTCAACGGCCAGGAGTACTTTCGCTTCCTCGACCGGCTGGACGGGGGCCGCGTGAAGTTCATCACGTCGCCCTACGAAGACCCTGACGTCAAAGGCCCCTCGGCTTTCTTCTTGCCCTACAGCAAGCAACCCGCCAAGGATTGGCAGGGCATGGACTTCAGCCACTACGAATTCCTCTTCATGCACCAGACCGTGAAAGGTGCGCGCTCCAGCAACGGGGAGACAATGGAAGGCGAGGATCTGCCGGCTCTCGACGCGGGGAAGGTCTACAGCGGCGACATTCATGTGCCCCAGGTCATCGGCGGCGTCGAATACGTGGGGAGCCCGTACCACGTGCACTTCGGCGATGCCTTCACGCCGCGATGCGTGCTGCTGGAGAAGGGTGGCCGGCCAGTCAACCTCTACTTCAAGACAATCCAGCGAGTCAGCCTGAAGGTGGCCGACCGGCTCACACAGGGAGATATGGATCGCGCCAAGCTCCGGGAAGGCGACCAGATCAAGCTCAAGATCACCATGGGCGAAGCCGATAAGCACGGCTGGGCTCGAGTGCGGCGGGAGGCGGCGGCGATGCTCAAGGAGCACGGCATCGTCGTGGCGGCCATCGAACTCGAAGTCGAGAAGTCAGAGCGCCGCCTTGGCGAGCCCTTGTCGCCGCGCTTCAACCCGCAGAACAGAGCCCAGACCTTGCAGGCCTTTGTCGAGGCCGAGGAGCTGGGAGCCACTGCCCTTGAACTTGGACTGAAAACCCTGGAATCATGATCGGCCCTAAATTCTTCGTTCGCAATCCCGACCGAGTCTATTGGGTAGGCGAGGTCTGGCGCGTCTGGTGGCAGCGCATGAAAGGCCCAGGCGTGAGCATCGACCGCTTGCGCAGTGAGCACACGGCCTTCGAGCACTTCAAGCTCTGCGTCCAGGCCACCATCGCCCTCCTCATGCGCTGGGAGGCCCAGGAACTCTACGCCTGGGAAGCCTGGCAATGGGGCTGTGAGCTGGCGTGGCGCGACATCGGTGCCTACGAGATCGACGGCCATACAGGCTACGCCTTCGACTATTTGCGAGTCAAGGGCTTCGAGTACATCATCCAATCGGACGGAACACTATGACCATCAAGACCCTCAGCATCGACGTACAAGGCCTAGGCCGCTTTCGCACGGTGATCGTCGACGCCCCGCAGCTCGTGGGCGTGCTGCGCTTCGCCATTCAGGTGGATCTCCACCCGCGCACCGACGTCACCGAACAAGCGGCCCTCAAAGATGCTGTCATGAAAGCTATCGCCGAGGCCGTCAACCATCCAGCCTTCCAGCTATGAACTACTCTCGCATCATCGTCCCAGTTAGCGGCGGCAAAGACAGCCAAGTCTGCCTTGCCTTGGCTGTCGACCGCTATGGCGCTTCACGCGTTCTAGGCGTGCACCAGAACACGGGCTTCGACCATCCTCTGACTTACGAGCACATGGACTACATGCGGGAGCGCTACGGCGCTCCCATCATCGATATCAAGAGTGAAAAATACGAGGACGTCCCCGATGTGATGATGCGCGAAGTCATCATCCCAAGCCGGCAGGCACGAGCATGTACGAAACAGCTCAAGACGGGGCCCTGGTTTCGCTGGCTGCGCGAACAGGAAGACCTGGATCAACTACTGATCTACTTGGGGATGCGGGCAGCGGAAAGCAATGATCGCCGCAAGAACTACGGCCACCTCGAAGACGACGATCTTTACGAGATGGCGGATATCAGCGGGGAGTGCCCCAAGAGTTGCGCGCACGTAGCAGCTCAGCTTCCCATCGTCACGATGAGCACGCCAGCCGTTTTCGAGTTTGCCCGAAAGCGGGGCGATAAGCTCAACCCACTCTACAAGATGGGATACAGGCGGGTCGGCTGCTTCCCGTGCGTTCTTGCTGGAAAGGCAACGATGAAGATGACGGCCAGAGACCCCGTTGGACGTCAAAATCTAGCTATGCTCGGCGATGCCGTAAGCCTTATCAAGTGGGCGTGGCCGGATCGAGATCTTACGGTTTTTTGGGAACATGATGTTGACGCCATCCTCAGCGGAAAAGATGATCTGGACCCTTTCGGTTGGCGGGATCAGCAAGAAGACAACGCGGGCGGTTGTTCTTGGTGCAATCTATGAGACAGAAGCTCATCTTTGATGACGAGGCCGAAGTCCTCAAGGCCTTGGAACCCAAAGCCGAGGATCTTCTCTCCAAGATGGCGGCTGTCTTCCGCTGGAAGGCTGATGGCTCCTGGTGGTGCGCCAGGCTTGCCAACAGCCACCATCACGGTCAAGGCGCCACCCCCGAGGCCGCCATGCGCGCGGCCCTCGCCGCAGGACAACCCCGAAAGAGAGTGAGCCTCGAATGATCCCCGTTGCCCTTCGCATCACGAATTTCCGCAGCTTCCGCAAGACCCAGGAGTTCAAGTTCCCCGAGGCTCCCGGCCTTTACTTCATGCAGGGTCTCAACGAGGCCGAACCCCAGCTCGAAGGAAATGGCGCCGGCAAGTCTACGATCTGGGAGGCCCTCACGTGGCTGGTCTATGGCAAGACCAGCCGTGGTCTGAAGGCAGGCGACGTTGGCAACTGGGAAGCCGAAAAGGATTCCCGCGTGGAGTTCGACTTCATCGACATGTGGGGCCTCGACTACACGCTTGCCCGCAATTGGAAGCCCAACCATTGGCGCCTCTATCCGACGGCAACGCCTGAGGAGTTTGTGGATCTCGACAAGGCCCCTCGCAATGCCTTCCTCGACGCCCTGGGCCTGGAGTTCACGCCGTGGCTTCACGCGATCGTCATGGCCCAGAACCAGCCCATGTTTTTGGATCTCAAGGCCGAGGCCAAGGCGTCACTGTTCTCCGAAGTCATGGGCCTGGACTCCTGGCTCGATGCCTCGGCCAAGGCCTCCAAGCTGGCGAGCGCCGAGGACATGGAAGTCCGCCGACTCGAGCGCCGTGAGGCCGAGCTGCTGGGAAGCCTTCAGACGCTGGAGAAGCGCGACTATTCGGCTGCGCACAAAGAATGGCTGAGGGCCCGCGACAAGCGGCTGGACGAGATCAACGCTGAATGGGCAAGCCACGAGAACTACTCTACGACTGGGGAAGATCTGAAGGCGGCAGAAGCCGCCGAGACCAGGGCAAGGCAAGACCTCCGCACCGCCCTGAACGTAGAAGAGGAACGCCGCGAGGATTGCCGCCAGGCAGAGCGAGAACTCGGGGAGATCGACCGGGATCTCGCCAAGGCCGAAGAAGCGGCGCGGCACGCTGAAAATCACCTGGTGGCTGTCGAGGAGAACGAAGCCTGCTCCCAGTGCGGGGCACGTCTCAGCGCGAAGTCCAGAGAGAAGCATCTCGCCGAGGCCGAGGCTACCAGTGCCAAGGCCGTAGCACTTGAGTCCAAGCTCCTTGACCAATACGGGGAACAGAAGGAGAAGGTCAAAGCGCTGCAGGCGGCGCTGCGCCTGGCTTGTGACTCCACAGAGTCCCTCAGGCGGCTCCTGCGCAAGGCCGAAGATGCGGCGGCCGATGCGCGCCGCAACAAGCTCTTGGAGACCAAGCAGCTCGACGCCCTAGAAGATGAAGCCGAGCGCCTGGAGAAAGCCATCAGCCCCTACGCCGACCTCATGGCGGCTGGCGATCGCCAGGAAGTAGATCTCAAAGCCGACCTTAAGGCCACGCGGCGGGCTCTCGACGATGCCCGCTTTCAGCAGAGCGTCTATGCCTACTGGGTGCGGGGCTTCAAGGAGATCCGCCTGCAGCAGATCTCAGAGGCCCTAACGGAGCTGGAGATCGAAGTGAATAGCGCCGTCTCCGCGCTGGGCCTCATCGACTGGGAGCTGCGCTTCACCGTGGACCGGGAGACCGCCAAGGGGACTCTACAGCGCGGCTTCAACGTCACGGTTCTGAGCCCCCATAACGAGCGTCCAGTGCCCTGGGAGGCCTGGAGTGGGGGAGAGAGCCAGAGGCTTCGCCTAGCCGCTAATATGGGCCTTGCCGACCTCATCCGGGCCCGCACGGGAACAACGATCAACCTGGAGGTCTGGGATGAGCCCACGCAGGGCCTGAGCCCCAAAGGCGTGGCAGACCTCCTCGAATGCCTGGCTAGCCGCGCCAAGGCCGAAGGCCGCCAGATCTGGATCGTGGACCACAGAAGCTATGAGTTCGGCGGCTTCGCGGGAACAACGACGATCGTCAAGGCCCCAAGCGGCTCGCGCATCAGGCAGAGCAAGGTATAGATAGGCGCTTAACCAGAAAGGAAGACCATGAGCGAACAGATGGAGTTGCCAATCCGCAGAGCGCGGGTGGCTTTGGCCGAGGACAGCCCTGCGGCTCCGAAGAGCGAGGCTGTTGGCCGAGCACGACGCGGAAGGATCCGCTTGGTGCAAAGAGAGCAAGTCGACGACCCCGAGGAGGCGGCCGTCGGCTATACAGAGTGGTTCCTCAACAAGTGCCCGCCTTGCACTGGCTGGTGGGATACGCGCATCCTAAACACGGACGAATATCAGCGCCTGTGGTTCGAGCGCAGCGATGACCCCGTCACGGGCGGCGGCTTCTGGTATGAGCGCCGACCAGAAGGCGGATTGAAGTTCCTTGGCACTCACGAGACGCATGGCCCGCAGACCCTCTTTCGGGGCCTCGTCAAGCCTTGGCCTCTGGGCTACTCGTACGTCGTCCCTGGAGCTGAGGCGTTCCTCGCCCTCGGCCGCAAACGCTTTCGCGAGGTTCTGGAATGACTGGCTGGCTTATCGTGCTTATCACGGCTGCAGTCTTCGGCGGAATCATCTGGTGGTGGCACTGGCTTGACCGCAAGCATATGCGCGACAGCGTTCGTGAGGTAAGTGCCCACATGGAGCGGCTTTACCCTGGATGGAACAAGAACTTGCGGGAGAGGACTGAAAGCAGGCGAATTTCTTGCAAGGAAAAGCCATGACCAAGGCTGCGCTCTTCAAGCCCTTGATCTATTTCAAGGACGGCTTTTGGCGCGTCCAGCGCGAGGCCATCCCATGGCGTTACATCCGCCAGGCAGACCGGGACCGCATCACGAAGGCCCATGAGCACGCCTTCCGCCTCAACAACACGGATGAAGCCGAAGGCATGCGGGAAGCCTATTACCAGCGCCTCAGGGTGCGGAAGGCGCAAGAGAAGCGCCCAGTCTAGCTAGTTCGGCCTGGGCGGCTTCGTAGGCGCGATAGCAGGCGTCTCGCTGCAACTGGATTCGCTTCCCGGTGGCAGCTTCCCCGACAAGAAACAATCCATCCTCCCGATAGAGTCCCAGTCCGGTGCTACCTTCGGCTCCAGATCCGGGAGCCTGGGCACCACTAGTTGCCGGCTGGGCGGGACGGCTGGGCCGCTTGCGCAGCTCGCCAGTAAGCTGCTCAACGCGAGCATTGAGACTAGCGACAAGGCTTTCATTGGCTTTCCTTTCCTGATTGGCGCGATCCTGCAGGCCGCCCTCGGCCTCCCGCACCCGCTCGACGTTGCGCTGGCTTTCCCAGGCGCGCTGCTTCTCAGCGGCATCCCACTTGGCCTGGATCTCCAGGTGGCCAGCGCTGAGGCCATGGCGATCGCCGGCGAAGAAGATGCCCACAGCGGCCACCAGGGCGCCCAAGAGCACCCAGGGATTGAACAGGCTGAGGCTGGGCATGCTAGGCCCCCAAAGCCCGCGTTACGCGCGCCTTGATGGTCACGACATCATCGAGGCCGATGAGGCCGCCGTTGATGACCTTGCGGATGGCGCGGGCCTCGCCAATGATGGCATCGGGCACGCGGCCCTCCCAATAGTCGATGGCGAAGCCCAGGGCGAAGTAGGGCTGGGCGGCGAGATCTGGAACGCCCACGAGATCCTGGCCGCTGCGATTGCCCTGCCAGATGTAGCTGTCCTTGCCCGTGAGCATGATGAGGCCGCGCCCCGGATACTTGGCGCCGTCACCGGGCTGATCGTTGCCAAGCCTGCCGCCGTAGACCGCCTCGAAAAAAGCGGCCTCGTTGTAGGCGAGGCTGTCGGCACGCGGCACTAACGAGCGCCAGCGCGAGCCCACGGGTTGGCTGTTGCCGATCTCGCGGATACGCGCGGCGCTGTACATGCCGCTCTCCTTGAGGCGCTCCAGCATACCGCACTCGTGGAGGATAGTGCTGAGGAAATCGGGCAGCTCTTCGGCGCCCTTGCTGAAGGACTTCTCCGTGACAGTTGCCATGAAAATCGGAGCCCATACTGCGGCTGTGGTGATGCGAACACCGGCGGCGCGCAAGACGGCCTCCCAGTCCTGAGTGGTCTTCGGGAAATGCATGATGACTCCTTACTGCTTGTCGAGGTTCGCCGCCACCGTCGTCGGGGCTGGCGGCACCTCGGGTTCCGGCTCCCCGGTGAACTTGGCCTTCCAGCGCTTGAACACCACGACGGTCAGATCCGCTACGGCGTCATACCACTTGCCACGCGATGCCCCCACAACGAAGATGACGATGATGCGCAGCTCGTTGACAAAGATGCTAGGTGACAGGACCTGAAGCCATAGGAAGACAATGTAGATGAAAGCGCCTCCGATAAGGGCAAAGACGAGATCGCGGATGAGCGCCTTCCAGACGAAGAGCACGACTCCGTTCTCACTAAGCAAGCCGATGATGCTGCGGCCGATGCCCCCCATGAGACCAAACACGGCCGCCCACATCACGCTGCTATAGTCGTAGACCTGGAGCTGCTCGCTCAGCGTTGCCGGAGCCGCATAGGCCCTGACCAGCAAGGTGAAGCAAGCCACCCAGGCAAACAGCATGCGCCTTGCCATCTTAGGCGTTACGAAAAAGCCTTTCATGCCGGTCCCCCTTCCAATTCCACCTCTTGTCTTGCCTTGGCTTGCGCCGCCTCGTAGGCCTCGCGCGCCTGCTGGGCGTTGACGCTAATGCCTAGCTGCACTCCTAACCACAGGTCGAAGAATGCTCTGCAGAGGCACAGCGCGCTCAGCCAATCGTAGTCCAAGGGCCAGGCTCTATAGCCCAGAAACCCCCAGATGAACGCACCTCCTATAGCCGCGCAGGCCGCCAGCTTACGTGGTAGCTTCTTCGCCAGTTTCTGCGGAAAGAAGATCAGCGCCACGAGGTGCGGCAGGATAAGCGCAGCCACCAGGAAGAACGCGGCACCAATGAGGGCGTTGAGATGGCCGATGGCGGCCACTCGATAGAAGAGGCTGTCGGGGATGAAAGCCACATAAAACCCAGGCTCAGCGAGCTGGTAGAAGAAGAGTGCAAAGACGATGAAGGAGAGGCTGCGAACCTCCACCTTATCATCGCCCAAACGCGCCGCTTTGCTGGTGCCAAGAAGCTCCACCAGACGAGAAGGATGGATGGTCATGGCGTTTACTCCGGTGCGACGGGCCAGTCAATGCTCGCTGGAAAGCCGGGTTGCTGTTCGATGCGGGTGAGCTTGGTCGTGTACTGCTTGTACTTGACGAGGAGTGCTTCTTCCTCCGGCGTGGCCTCGCCAATATCCACAGCGTCTTGCAGTGCCCCCTTGCGAAGATTGGCAGTCGTCAGCAGCGCATTACGCAGGGCTTTGACTTCCGCAGCGGACATGGGCGGCGGCACATACGGAGGCGGTGCCGAGAATTGCCCGTTATCGTAGACGTAACCCTCCTGCACTTCGACCCCGGCTGGGATCTCCACGAGCGTTGCCACGAAATCCGGGTGAAACCTTTCGGAAATCGGGACCTCGCCCACGTAAAAAGAATCATGCGCCTCTTGTTGCTCTGCGAAGCGCTGGCGATCTTCTTCGCTGGCGTCCTCGGGAAGCGGCTGAGGAGCAGGCGGCCGCATTTCTTCTGTGGTCGCAAAAGGAGGGATGATTTCGACGACGACATTGGCGTCAAGGCGTGCGTAAGTTTTCATGCGTACTCCCGAATGATGACGAGTCCATTGGCGCCGTTACCGCCCGCTTGGGCAGTGCCGCCACCAGTTGTAAGGGCGCCGCTGCCCCCGGCTCCAGGTGATTGTGCGGCAAGGCCTGGTGTGGGGCCTCCGCCGCCGACAACTGGGGGAGCGCCGGCGCCGAAAGCCGAGGAGCCACCGGGGCCCGTTGCGTAGCTAGTTGGTCCTGAGAGGAAAATGCCATAGGTTCCGTAGCCGCCGCGAGAAGCAATGAGATTCGCGCCCGTTGGGACGCCCGGTGCCCCGGTGCCTCCACTGAAGGTTGGCGTAGTGCCTGGAGTCAGCACTGGGGCAACCGTTCCGATAACGCCCCCAGGAGCCGTCATCAGTGCGCCCAGGGAGCTGGTGCCCCCGGCCCCGCCTGCGCTGTTGGCAACGCCAACGCCGCCCGTACCGACGGTGACAGTAACGCCCGAGAATCCCGAGAAGAAAAGCCCTCGCGCGTAGGAGCCTGCCGATCCACCGCCGCCGAAGGCAATTGACGAGCCACCGGCGACAGCTGGAGTGCCGGCACCGGCCGCGCCGCCGCCAACCATTTCGACCTCGATCATCCGCGTGCCCGCCGTCGGCGTGTAGACGGTGGCGCCTGAGGCGAAGGTCTGGATGTTCAACAAGACGCCCTTGATGCCAGCCTTGAGCATGGCCGAGATCTGCGCCGGCGTAAGAGTGTCCACCACATTGGTCGCCTGCTGGTCAGCGAGATACTGCGCCAGGCCGGCCGCCATCAGCGTCGCCTGGCGCAGTGCCTTGTTGTTGAGCTTGGCAGAAGCTACGCCAGGCTGGTTGCCGTTGCTTCGATCACTGGCCGCCAGGTAGGCGGCATCGGTGAGCAGATTCGTGCCGATATCATTCGGCGAGAACTGCAGGATAGAGGTAGTTGCCACTTTCAAATTCTCCTTATGAGGGAACGATTTCTTGCGACCAGGACCCTGTGTCCCAGCCCTGAAGTTGGGGGCTGTTGGCATCCCAGGCGAAGAGAGGCCCAGGATTGACCGGCACTGCGTAGTAACGGATACGAACGCCGCCAGGCTTGAGCGGGAAATAGCCTCCAGTCAAGAGCGCCTGTTGAATGGCCGTTAGCGGGGCGCCGACGAACCCGATAGTCATCGTCATGTCCTGGTTGTCCTGAACGATGATGGTCTGCTGCCCGGCAAAGACTTGATTCCAGATGGCCTGCGCTCCTTCCATGGAGCCGTCCCAATGGTTGGCAGCGATCTTGGCTTTGAGGAGGCGCCGATACTCGTCGTCGGGAAGAGAGGTCAAGCCTGTTGTGGGGTCAAAATCTCCCTGCCATGATCCAGAGTCCCAACCCGTCAAAGCCGTGTCGTCCCAACTGAAGTAGATCCCGGTGAGGGGAATGGCAAGGATCCGACTGAGCCCAACCCACTCTCCGACGGCGTCGAGCTGAACTCCCACAGCATCATCGAGGTCGAAGTCCAAGACAAGCTGCCGATATTGATTGGCGATATCAATAAGCGGCTGAATGAGCAGCGTCACCATAGCCATGAAGAGCGGCTTATCCCTGTGCTCATCCGTGATTAGCGCCAGGTAGTCATCAATCGTTTTCATCAGGTCACCGTTAGGTTAATGTCGGCCGTCGTCAGCGTGGCCCAAGCGTTGTAGGGAATGATGAGGTCAGCGGCGCTAGGAACCGCTGGCTTGATGGCTTGCTGGAGCACATCAACCTCAAACTTGTCACTGGGTGGACCTCCGTAGAACTGCGCGGGTAGATAAAGCTTGCCGATATCGCTCCGCTTGCCGATGCCGAGGTTGTTGATGTATGTCACCAGGGCTGCTTTGATCTGATCGCCGACGCTCGTCGTATAGCCTGGCAAAGCCTTCACGGTGATGTTGATGGAAAGAGGCGTTGCCGTCGCATAGGCAAAGCGAATGATGGAGGGCAGCCCATTGGCCCCCGTGATGGTCACCGCTGTCGAGCCATGCGTGTAGGCTCCCGGCGTCTTCTTGACCGCCAAGGCCGTGGCAATCGCTGTGGCATCGCCACCAATGACGACGGCGGCGATGCTGTGGGCTGGCTGTCCGTTCGCGTCAACCACGTCCGTGTCATTTTCGTAAACAACGACCTGGGTGACGCCCGAGATTGCGGCGATGGCTCCGGTGATGCCATCAATGACGGTACGCGATGGCAGCGCCGTTGAATAGGTCTGGCGTCTGCGGAGGGCGGCATCCGTCTCAATGGGAGCGCCGGGGCTAGCCGTCGTCGTGTTGGTCACGGCTTGCCAGCCCAGAGTGTTGGTCACGATCTGGTTGATGCTGCCAATGTCTGCCGTGAGGTTACCCGGATTCTCAGCCTGAGCCGTGACGTCGATGTAACCTGCGGGCGGGATCACCACGCTGGCGGGAAGCAACCAACGGCGCTGCAACGTGTCGGCCACGATGCCGTTGGTGATCGTCGTGCCGATGACGCCGACCACGCGGACCGTTGCCGAGCTGTAGGTTGCCACGGCGCGGGCTATGCCATTGATCTTGACATTGCTGCTCAGAGCATCCGTCTGGGCCGTCGAAGGCGAAAAGCTCCGATAGATGTTCTTGCCTGCATCATTACAGTCGCTGATGGCCTGACCGAAGACAGCGAGGAGCTGTCCGTCCTGGCTGTCTGGTGCAATGTAGGTGTCGGCGCCATAAATTGCCTGTACGCTGGCTTGAAGGCTCTGGTAGATGTCGGAGAAGGGCGGCGCGCTGATGCCGTTAGCATCGACCGTCGCCGCAAGTGTTGGCAGCGGATAGGTGGGCATGGCTACAAGATCTCATTGAGGTTGATGTTGGCGGGGCCGTAGATGGTGTCGATGCTCGCCACCACCTTAAAGTTCCGGTTCTCCACGGTGCTGTAATACTTGCGCAGCCGGGTCACCAAGGCCGTACCGTCGGGGGCCGCGGTATCAAGGATGCGGCGCTTTATAGCGAGGTCTCTGGTCATTGCCGTGCCGTAGCCGAGGATCCGCTCCTTAGCAAGGCCTTCCTTGCTGTTGAGAAACCACTCGTTGGTCATCAGACGCAGGCGAGTGAGGACCGCCTGCGCCACGGCTTCCGGCGTATTGATAAGGAAAGGCGACGTTCCCATGAACTGGTAGTCGCCGTTCGCGTCCAAGGCTCTGTATCTCATTGGAGCTGCTCCTTTAAGTCGGCGGTCCGCTGGTGCCACCGCCGGTCGTGACTCCGCTATGCGTGTGCGTACTGCCGATGTTCTTGCTGTTATGGACGATCGAGCCACCCGTGGCAGCAATGCTCGTGTTGCTGAGGTTGAGGAGCGAGTTGCTCCAATTCACCGTCATGTTGTTGACGCCCACGGTGCCCGCGCCGCCACCCACGCCAAACCAGCTCATGTTACCGAAGAAAGTGATGATGGGCGCCGTGGCTCCGAAGGCGACCGTGGCCGTATTCTGAACGGTCGGCGCCTGCAGATCGATACGCGTTCCCGACTTGATGAGGATGTCACTATCAGCGTCAAGCGTGATGCCTCCAGTCGTCCGCGCCCTGATGAAGTGCGAGGAAGGATCCAGCTCCACAAAGGCCTGGCCATCGTTGCTGCGGAGCTGGGCCCTCGTTGTGCTGATTGCCGAGATGACGCGGGGCACAGAAGAGATACCCACGAATGCAAAGCCATCGCTGAGATCATGCATGCGGATATCGGCCTGCACCTGGATACCGCCACTCTGCCACCATGCGTCGATGCATCTGTTCGCAATGACGACCAGAGCCTCATCTCCTTTCTTGATGGGAAAGGTCAGCGTGACGCCGCCCCCTTCAGGAAAGTAGACTGGCACATCTGGAAGGATGGGCAAGCTAACCCACTTGAAACTCCCATCAGGGTTCTGTGCCTGGGCTTGGATCGTCGGCTGAGCCGTTACCGTTCGCTTAGCCGGATCGAAGCTCTGGATGAGACAAGGCAATGCCGTGTAGATCTCGCTTTGCATGCCCTTGAAGGCTGCGAGGAGGGCGGCCTGGGGGTCACCCGCTCTTTCTCTTCTATCCATAGGGATCCACCTTCTTGGTTACGGGATCGACGCTCAGGCAGATGAGATCGACATACCAGTTAGGACCGCGGGTGTCGCCAACGAACTCCGCCACATAGATGCGGTAGAGACCGTCCTCACTGAGACTGGCGAATTGCTGGATGCCTGCCCATTTGTTGTAGGGCACCTGAGAGCCCCCCTCGAGTTGAGCGTTGGGCGCCTGGCTGGTCGTGTTGATGCTCTTGTTGTCGATCTTCACGAGGCCACCGATGATGAGCTTGGGATTGATGAGCGCCCGACAGTTCATGCCCTGCTCTGTCTGCTCGATGCGACCGATAAGTCCCGTTGCCGAAGTCAGTACGACGGCTTCGCTAGGCAGGTATCCATCCAGGGGAATGACGTTGACCTGCCCATTGTTGATATTCCACGTCGTCCCCTGCGCCGCGGTCTCCTGACGCAGAGCGGCGCGAGCCAGACCAAAGAGGACCTTTCCCCTAGGCAGGACGCCACCGGTGCCTGGAATGATGACCTTGCCACTTTCCACGCCGTGAGTCTTCATGGCACCAATAGCAGCTTGGACTCGCTGCTCAGCCGAGGATCCAGCCGCCAGGCTTGTGTTGACCAAAGCGAAGTTGTAGGCGATGTCGCCATCAGCGGCAAGAATGTCGAGGAAGGAGTTGGCGCCGTCAGGATCCTTGCCCTCACGGAATTGCTTGATAGTCCCCTCGAAGATCACGCCAAAGGCTGCGCCGACGTATCCCGCCTGTAGGACTACCTTGCTGTACTCGCCCTTGATACGCTTGACCGTGTCTGCGCTCAAATTGAAGATGCGGATGGCGCAGTTGTTCGGACTCTCCTCGTCTGCCTGTTTGGTCTCGAAGGTGAAATGCATCTCGCTAAGATCGAGGGCTTTCTCGCCCTCGACGACAAGGAGCGAGGCCTTGCGCAGAAACTGGACATCATTTGCCATGGCTAATCCTTGACGACGAAGAAGATTCGACCCTCCGTGCCGAGGTTGGCGAAGGTGGGCACGGCGTCGGAATCACCATCGGTTTGGACGATGAGCATGCCGCCAAAACCCAGGTACGCGTATTGACCCAGGAGATCGAGGCCCGTCACTACGACAAGGCCGTTGATGAGGGCGTTGCGGTCCTCGTCGGCAATGTCGAGGTTCCAGGCCTGCGCCTCCTCATTCCATCGCAGGGTCAGGTAGTAGATAACGCCAGCAAGCTGGATATTGAAGACCTGGGGCTCAGGAGTAAGTGGGATCTCATAGGCGGTCATTGCGTTGCCCCTGTTGCGCTGGCGGCAGCACTAGCGGTTCCCGCGGTGGAGTTGTAGGTAGGTGCATCCGTGAGTTGCTTCGTACCCTTCTCACTCGTCGGCTGCGTGCTCTCCGGGTTCTCCTGGTCTTCAGGGGGAGCGCCAACGCTGACAACCTGGGTCTTGACGACGAGGATCTCTCGGCACTCGATCGTCATTACCGTGGAGTTTTCATTCTCCTTGTCTGTTGTCGTGTCCAGGCGGCGGATGAGCATGTTCTGGTAGAGCCTCTTCCCCGTCTGCACCTCGAAAGGAATCCGCGAGCGCTGGAGCTCCAGCATGTTTTGGTACATCTCGCGAACGGAGCCCACGCCTTCGCCGCTGGTCATCGACGTCAGACCAGAAAGGCCGCCTAGCCCGACATCCGTGAGAAGATCTCCGATGCCTCCGCCTTGCGAAGGGCTGTCACTCCAGCCACCGCGGATAACCACGACGCTGGGCAGCATATAGGCATGGTCACTGATGACGGCGCCACTCTCGACGGGATGATCCGTGATGACCATCTCATCGCTGTGGCGCTCTTCGATCGTGACCTGTGCCGTGAAAGGTCCGATGCTGCGAGCCGGCGTGACTTGCACTACCTGGTCGCCAGCGTCGAGACTCGGGTCGACAAAGCCAATCATTTACTGAACCCTCGCTTTAAAGTTGCGGGTTATGTCGGCGTTAGCCTGGGTGAGGGCGCCCTCGACCTTTGCCGCCGTGTCTTTGGCATCCGTAGCGCCATTGATCGTGATGTTGGTGTTCTGCACGATCGTAGGTCCCTGTTGCTGACCATTCCCGGCAATCGCAGCCATGTAGCCTCGAGTCTCCGCAGGAGCTTTGCCCAGGCCATAGCGGTCCACCTTGCCTTCTCCCCAGTTGTAAGCTGCCGCCGCTTTGTTGACGTCGCCGTCGTATTTCTTCAGCAGGTTGGAATACATCTGCGCGGCGGCGGTAGCGCTTTGCGTCAAGTCATAGGGGTCCTGCAGACCATACTGCTTCGCCGTGGCATCCATGAACTGGAAATGTCCTTTGGCGCCGGCACTCGAAAGCATGTTGCCGCCGCGATTGGATTCCCGCGCCCAAACCCTGCCCAGAAGCCCAGGAGGGAGGTCATACTTCTTCTCCAAAGTAGCGAAGAGGGGAGCCGCTTGATTGGCGGCATCCACCTGGCGCTGCGCCTCTGATTTCCCAGCTTTAGGACTGGGCATCGGGCCGCCATCGGCAAGAGTCCCGGATCCTTTCGGAGGCACGATCGTTGCGGAAGGACTAGCCGCCACGCTGGGAGCGCGGGGGGCGGGCAGCCCCGTACCGCCGCGCTGAAAAGCCGTCTTGTCCTGGGCTGTGTCCACGCTGGCCTCATCAGCAATCGGGGCCTTAAAGCGCTTGGCACCCGTGGCCGTCATGAAGCTCTCGTACTTGCCACGCAACCAACCAGTAAAGCCCGTTTTGGCTGAGGTCTGCTCGCCCTCCGCAATGCCAAGGCGCTGCTTGCTTTCCTGGCTCAGCTCAACGCCGCCGCCAGTGCCCTTGATGCCAAGGCCCTCCATGATGCGGGCAAAGACGTCGCCTTGCTGCACGATGGCAGTCCAATCTTTTAGGACCTCCTTGGTTACGTCACCCATCTCCAGCATCTTCGGCAGAATGGCAATGACCAGGGCATCGCGGAAGAGCCCAGCACGTTCCACGACCTCACGCCACTGATTATTGAAGTCCACGGAAGCCTTGGCGGCGGCATCGAGGTCGATGCCCATCTCAGCAGCCCACTGTTTGCGCTCCTCGTTGGCGGCCTTCCACTTATCCAGGCCATCCTGCAGCATGAAGAGGGTGTCGGGGTCGATGCCGAAAAGATTGGCATAACGCTCAGCTACGAAAAAGGGCATCTTCTTGAGCTGCGTCACAAGATCCATCATGACATCGGCCTTGTCGCGGCCCTTGACAGAGACTCCAAGGCTCTGCAGCAAGCCAACAAGACCTGGATTGCTGCGCAGGTTACGCGCTAGGCTTTCCATGCTCTGCGTAATGTTCTGAACGCCGACCTTGCGGCTGGCGTAATCGAGGGCCTGGATATTGCCCACCGTCGAGTCAATCCGCCGACTCGCGTAGTAGAGCTTTTCCATGTTGTAGGTAAACGCCGCCACCATAGCAGCGGAAGCCGAGGCCGCGCTGAAGAGAGCTTTGGTCAGGAAATTCGCCCGTTTGTCCCAGTTGGCGAGGCTGCGCTCGAACTTCTTGCCTTCGGTCTGGTCGACGGCGAAGCCAACGCGGACCAAGTACTCCCTGAGAATTGTTGACGCGTCTGCCATGGGCTAATACCTCCTGGTCCTGTTTTGGGCCGCCTCGCGCTTCTGCTTCTCAGCAATGGCAATAGCAAAGCGGTGCTTGTTCTCATCCTCGACGTCGATGGCCTCGTTGAGCAGCATGATGCGGCCCAAGGAGATCGAGCCGTCATCAAGAGCGCGCGGATCGAGGATGCCACGAAGAACGGGACGATAGAGGAGGTCTTCCCCCTCCATCATCCCGAGCATCTTCACGCCGTAGCTTTCTCCTGAGGAGAGGAGCTTTTCAAAGCCGCGCCTTCGATCAGCTCCCGCATAAAATCCCCGAGGTTCTCACGCAGGACGGCGACGACAAGTCGCACCATACCGAGCAGCTCGATGTCGGCGTACATGATCTGAGCACCATTCGACACGTTGGCCCAGGCTGCCTGCTGGCCGCCATCCTCGCGGCGCTGGACTGCTTTCAGGCAGGTGGCGATGATGTAGTCGGTAGTCTCGTCATTCATGGCAGCCAGCACGTGGGAGATGGGCCCTAGACTGCCGACGAGCTGCTCGACATCGATGGCCTTCTGGCCAAAAATGACGTCGAGATCCATCGTCATTCCGTAGGTCGCCACCAGCGGCGCGATGCGCCGCCCCACGTGGAATTGCTCCATCGCCGATAGCTTGCCGATTCGATAGACGTGGCCTTGGACTGTTACTTCTTTCATGTTGGTCTCCTGTCAGCAAAGGCCTTAGGTGCCCAGGCGCATATCCATGCGCACGATGTCGAACTCCCACTCGACGAGGCCCCCCTCCTTGGCAAAGGTCAGATCGGGGATCTTGGCGAAAGCCACCTGGCGCCCGGTGATGCTGTCGTTGCGACTGGCATCGTTAAGCGCCAACGTGTTTTGGCCGTGGGTGGCCCCGCTGGCTCGCTGGAAGGCCACCATCTGTGAGAGGAGGGCGTTCGTCGGCGAGGTCTTCAGCAGGCGGACCGTGGCCTTGGCCGAGCGATCCGCGAAGAGGCTGTGCATGCCCTCGCCATCGGCACCGATCGTCATGCCGTTCATCGGCCCCGTCGGGGTGAAGGTGATGCCTTCCTCGGCGACCGCGGCGCCGGCGCCGAGGGCGATGATGCCGCCTGGGCCGCTCAGCGAGCAGCTCACGTCGAGGAAGCTGTAGGTCTTGCTCATGTTTTAACTCCTGGTTGATTGTTGGCTTACTGGTTGACCGTGACAGCGATGTCGACGTGGTGGATGGCACCGGCGAGCTTGGCGGCAATCTGGATGGGGACGGCAAGACGCGCCGCGCGGTCGGCGGGATCTTGCGTATCGACGTTCGGCGCGTAGACGTAGTAGCCCTTCTCCAGGTAGTCGCCCTGGTTCAGGAGCCCGAAGCCGTTGCTGTTCCAAACGCCGGGAGCCAGAAGGCCATTGGTCACGCCCTGAGCGCAGACCGCCTCGCAAGTAGTCGTCAGCAGAGCCATGCCCGGATTGGTCTGCGGGATCTTCGTCGGCGAGGTATAGAGCAGGTTGTAGACGCGCTGTTGCAGCTCCACCGCCAGCCAGTCGGTGCCGGTGACGATGTCGACGAAAGTGCCATCGGCCATGACGCCTTGCTCGATGATCGCCGTGTCGTTGTTGTAGTTGACGAAGATGTTGGCATTCTTTGCCTCGGCGGCATTGGCTTGGTTGTTGTTCAGCGACTCGGCCACGACGCCGGGCTCCTGCTTGAACTTCAGGGTGATGACCGTGTTGTTGCCGTCGAAGTCCGTCGTGAGGATGCGCCCGGCCGCCGAGAAGGCGGCATAGGCGTCACTCGACGAATACTGCGTGAAGGTCCGGCGATAGCGGAGCTGTTGGAGCAGGTAGGCGATGTCCGTCGTCGACACCGTGGAAAGAACGCCGGCTTCAGCAGTCGTCAGCCAGTAGGTGTGCTTCGTGGCCGTGCCCTCGATGAAGCCAGCGATGGCCAGGTGATCGGCATCTACAGCGCTAGGAACGCCCACGCCATACCACTTCTGACCGAGCATGGCGTCCATGAGCTGCACAGCAGCGACCGCGGACTCGGCGATCTGGCCCGTGAAGAGGTAGGCACCACTCGAGGCCGCCGTCATGCCCAGCAGCGAGGAGATGTCGGTGCCCGTGGCAGCAGGCTGCAGGAAGCTGATCGCCGAGGCCGCACCCACTGTGTTGCTGGTGATCTCGAAGCGCTGGTAGTTGGCGTTCCAGATGACCGTCGTTCCGGCGAGCGCCGTCTGGATGATGCCTGCCACGGCGTTGAGGTTGGCAGCCGCCGAGAAGTTGAGGCCCGTGACATCGGCTGCGGCGGCGCCATCTTTGGCGACCTTGAAGCTGCCGGCGGTGATGGCATTCCAGGTTGCCATGAGCTGACTGGAGGCCGGCAGCGTCGCACCGCGGATGCCGCCCGAGGAGGGCGTCTTCACCCAGCGAGCGATGAGCATCTCGGTGGGCTGCGGGGCCTGGCTAAACCAGCGCTGGGCGGCCTTGTACTCCTCGGCAAGCAAGCCGAAGTCGTTGGCAACGTCGGTCAGGTCCGTGTAGCTGCGATAGCGCTCCACGGGGTCGATGATCGTCGACGTGCCCATGACCAGCATGTTGGAAAGACTCTGCGCCTGTGCACCGGCTTGCGTCAGGAAGACGCTAACGGCGACGACGCGCGATACAGAAAGACTTGGCTTCATTTGATTTCCTTAGGGAGTGGGAGGGCGAACGATGATGGGTGTGATGTAGTACTCGTTATCGAGGCCAATGTTGGCACCGATCACCGAAGCACTCTTGTAAACGCGGCGCACTCGGCGGCGCCAGACCACTGGCAGGTCGTAGCGCTGCTGCCAGATCTCTTTCAGCAGGGCAGGGATGTGGCGCTCCCTACCAGTGCTCACGAGCTTCACGCCAAGGGCTCCCAGCGGGAAGCGGTTCTGCTCGATCTGCAGGCCATCCCTGAGAAGGCCCACATAGCTCTGCGCCTGGGTGCCGTAAAAGATGGCGAGGAGGGTGATCTCCTGGTCGTGCTCCAGCTCGATGTTCTCATCGTCGATCTGGCGGATGTAGGCGAAGACATCACTGTCCGTGACGCTCAATCCCAGGCTTGCCCAGTTCAGCGAGAAATCTGGGAGGTTGGGGGGCTCTGGTTGATCGCGTGGTCGCACCAGCTCTCCGGGGAGGCCCGTACAGCCAACTACGGTCGCTTGCATGGCGTCGATGAGCGCGTTGTCTTCGAGAGGCGTGGGGACTGCCTCGGGGCGGATGAAAGTTGCCATGCGTCCTCCTTTACTGCGGCACGTCCATGGCGTTCATCGACGTCGCCACGCATTCGTAGAGGCCGCCGCCAAAGCGCTTGTAGGGGAAGACCTGCTCCACCGTGTAGAGGGTTGCCCCATCGGCCGGCGTGCCATCGTTGTTGACCGGCCAGAGGATCTGGTCGGGCTGATATTGGGTGAGGCCATCCGGGCTCCGTGAGGCCGGACGAAAGGCCGTTTTACTGGCGAGGAAGATCCGGCGCGGCACGTGCTGCTCGGAATCCTGGCGCATCAGCGTGGCGGGATCCTGCTGCGTGATGGTGCCGACAACCGCCAGCAGAGTGTCCGTGACGACGATGCTCGTGCGGCCATTGGCCCCCACCACATCCTGCCTGCGCATGAGGTTGAAGCGGTCGGCAAACGCGGGGTCCTCCACCACGAAGGAAACGTCAAGGGTTGGCATGTCTACTCCTTGGCTTTACTCTTGTCTTTACCCTTGCGGTCCCTGAGGACGAAGGTCACGGCGTTGCGCATCTGCCCCGTGTCTACGAGGGGCTTGGCGAACTCGACGCTTGGAAGCTGGCCATCCCAGCGCCGGTCCAGTTCCTGAGCTGCGCCTTTGCGGGCGCCGCCGCCGTTCTTGCGGCCCTTCTTGAGGCGCTCGCGCAACGTGCGCTCCGACAGGGGAGGGGGCACGCCTGCGTTGATCGTTCGCTTGATGCTGTTGGCGGCCTTGAAGCCCACCTGGGTGAGCCCAGCGTTGACGGCCGCCAAGCCGCCGCCCCTGAGCGTGGCTTGCGCCGTCTTGCCCAAGAGGTTGGCAATGTCATCTTGCACTGCCTCGATACCTGGGCGCATGAATTCCCGTTGGGGGATACGCGCCTCCGGCGCCCCGTTGTCATGGATGTAGCCGAGCTGAGCATTAGTGAGGTCCTTGTCCTCGACGCCACTGGCCTCGCGGTCGCTGGTGTCGTCGGGGAAGCCCACAAGCACCTGGGTCTCCGTGAGGGCACCCAGGGCTTCTACGAGATCCTCCAGCGCGCCTTTGTGCTTGAGGATCTTTACGCCGTTCTTAGCGGCGACGCTGGGACGCGTTGCCATGGCCTACTGCACAGGCTGGGGAAAGACCACTCCGGGCCAGGCAAGCCCAGGCGTGTAATTGCTCCCACCCTCAGGCACGCCAAGCTGCAGGGGACCGGCGCCAACCATGTTCACGAGACGGATGTAGCGGAGCCCATACGTCGTGAGATTCCAATGGCCGTTCTTGGGATCCATGGCCGCCGCAGGATTGCGGCTGTAGCTCACCTTGTCAACGGCCGCCGAGCTGAGAGGGCCAACTACGGCGCCGGGGGTGCCACCGCCACCACTTCCCGCGCTCATGGCCTCGAGTGCGAGGTTGTGGGCCACGAACAGCATGATGCCGTAGCCCTGGAGATCTCCCCAGCGCGCCGCGTTGGCTACGAGGAGGTTACCGAGGTCAATCCAGAACTGGATCTCGGGGTCCGGGTACTTGGTGGCATCCGCGAAGACCGGGAAAGCCTCCCGAAAGGAGGCCGGCGTGATGGGGAGTTCGATGGCCATGCTGGCCTCCTTAGGGGTTGACGATCACTTCTTGATCTGGACGCCGTGGGCTTCCGCGTACCAGTGCTCGGCATGCTCCTTGAGCATCTTGGTGGTGCCGACCGGGTAGACGTGCATCTGCTGGTTGTCGTCGAGCATCTGGAAATGCTTGACCGTGGGCTCGACCTCGACTTCTTCCTCGCTGGCCAGCTTGGCACGCTTGCGCGGGCCCGGAGGCGGGTCGGCCTTCGTGTTGGCCAGGCCACCCACACCAGGGGCATCGTTGGCCTTGGCAAGCTCGGCCTCGGCTTCTGCTGCCTGGGCTTCAGTCGGGCCGCGGTTCGCCAGGTCCTCGTCAGCGGGCACGTGGCTCGAGTCGCGGGGATCGACGCCGACCACGGGGGCCTTGACATCGGCAAGAGGGGTGCGGGTCTTCTTGGCTTCGCCGGGCTTCTTCGCTGCGGCGGTTTTCTTGGCTGCTGCCATGATGGATTCTCCAAAGAAAAGGGACAAAGGCCCTGGGCAGTGCCCAGGGCCGCGTTTCCTCACTCAAAGGCCTTGCGGCCCAGCGGCTTAGAAGCCGTCGCGGTAGGCGATCGTCTCGGGGTAGACGACTTCGACCACGCCGAGGCGGCAGAAGTACGTCGACTTGTGGTAGATGCTGTCGTACTGGATCGGAGTGCGCTGCACGGGCGTCATGGGGAAACGCACGTACTTCTTGTCCTTGCGATACGCCACCATGCGGTCGGCACCGCTCACGCCGATGTTGCCACCGACGCCAGCGCCCACCAGCCACTTGGCAGGAGCGATCACCAGGTTGCCGAGCTGCTGGGCGACCAGCAGGTTGTTCTCCATCACGAACTTCAGGATGGAGCCGGTACCCGCGCTGGTCACCGGAGTCGCGTTGATGTAGCCGAACTTCAGCGGCGGCAGCAGCAGGCGGTTGGGGAGCACTGCGAAAGCCGAGGCTTGCCAGGCCGAGAAGATGATCTCGTTGATGTCGGCGAGGATCTCCTGCGGGGTCTTGTTGCTCCACAGCGGCGAGCCACCGGCACCATTCGCCACGTTGGCGATGTTGGTCACCAGCGGATGGTTGACGAGTCCGCCTGCCGGGTTGCCGTTGACCAGGATCGTGGCGTCGCCCACGTAGACCTGCTCGTCGGTATCCATCTGGAGCTTGAGCTGCAGGGCCTCGTACTTCTGGGCATCGATGGGGCGGCCCATCTTGGCGGCCGACTCGAGTTCGAGGATGGAGTACTTGATCTCCAGGCCCCACGGGGTCAGCGGGTTCGGGATCTTGCCCGTGTCCACGCCGACGCCACCGATCTGGTCGGTTGCCTTACCGATCCAGGCCTTGCCGTTGCGCACGCCGTTGCCGGTGCCCAGGCTGCCCGCCGAGCCGAAGCTCGTGAGCGTGAAGCTCGACACCTCGTCGGCGATGGTGACGTCCTCGCGCAGCTCGATGTCGCGGCTCCAGGTGACGGCAGCCAGCGGCGTGTTGATGGTCTGGTCGAGGCGCTCGAGTTCGCCGATCAGGAAGGCGCCCGTGCTGTCCACGGTGCGCTTGCCGTCCCAGGTTTTCACGGCGTAGTCGAGGGTCTTGCCGCGCATGTTGCCGTAGCCGTCGAGCGGCGACATGGGGAGCATGGCGTTGTCGAACGTCAGCGCGGTATCGCGGGTGCGGCTGCGCGTGATGATGGCCGGCGCGGCGCCCAGGGCAGCCAGAGAAGCGGCTGCGACTGCGTTGGTGTAGAGGCGTTTCATGTTGTCGATTCCTTGAATCTGTTGAATGAGGGGTTGGCTTGCAGTTGCCAGGCCTTAGGCCAGCGGGGCGGCGACCTGGATCTCGGTGATGCCGTTGCTGTCGGTGGGGCCGTTCCACTTGGCGTTGGTGATCGGGCCCGCGGTGTTGCCCGCCGAGGCCGCGCTCTCGAAGCCGCCCTGGACATGGGCACCACTCGATGCCGCCACCCAGATGTAGACGGCGCCGCCCTTGGTGGGCTGCTGGGTCGCGAAGTTGTTGCAGCGCGCGATGATGAAGCCCTCGTTGAGGACGTCGATCACCTGGCCGCCCAGCGGACCGGGAGCCGCGCCCAGCGGCGAACTGTCGCCGCCCGTGCGCTGCTGCGTGGGGAAGGGGCGGACCAGCACGCCATCGATCTTCGTCAGTGCAGTGTCACCGGCGAGGAGAGCACGGTAGCTGTTGGTGGCCGTGTCGATGACGACCGGGTCACCGTAGAGGCGCGGCGGGTTGGTGGGCTGGCTGAGGCCCGGCAGCACCGAGAAGGGATGCGTGCGGTTCGGATCGCCGGGGAAGCCGGCAGGCATGCGCAGGTTGTAGGCCACGTCGCGGGTGGTGGCACGCACGGCACCGGCAGCGCCCAGGGCTGCGATCGCGTAAGCGATGAGAGTCTTTTTCATTTCGTAATCCTGTCTAGGAGTTAGTGGAAGGGACTTGGTTGAAGAGGGGAGGGCTTTTCGTTATTGGCCCTTCCAGAAATCGGCGGCAGCCTTGTTGAAGTCGGCCGGGCCGGGGATCTTCGGCGCCGAAGCCGTGGGGTCGACGCGCGCCATGGCCGCACTGTCGCGCGTTGCCATCGCGTTGTTGGCGGCGGCCTTCATGCCGGCAACGCTCGTGAAGAGAGTCGCGCAACCCGCGCAGTCCATGCTCAGCAGGTCCACGGGCTGACCGCCGTTGGCCGCGAGCAGCATGGCCGCGCCTTCCGGCGTGGCACCGAAGCCGTCGAGGACCTTGCGGCGCACGTTGCACATGCGGTCGACCGTGGCGGCGCGCGTGATGGAGGCATCGAAGGTCGGCACCTTGAAGCCAGGCTGGAGGATCTCGGCCTGGCTGGCGAGCGTGCTGTAGCTGGTGGCGAGGGCCACGCTGTCGCCGGTGCCTGCCTTCATCTTCTTGCGCTTGCCGCCCTTGCCGTCGTCCTCCATCTCGTCGTCTTCGTCGTCGGCCTTGCCGCCGTCGCCGGTCTTGATGCCCTTGATGAGGGTCTTGATCTCCTCGACGGAGCCCTCGATCTTGGCGAAGCGCTCTTCGACGGCTGCATCGATCGTCTTGGCAGCTTTGCCCTCGTTGGCCGAGTCGGGGCCGTAGTTGTGCACGTGGATGTGCGTAGCGCCGGCAGCGGCACCTTCGTCTTGGCCTTCCTCTTCGAGGGCCTCGAGTTCTGCCTGGGCATCGCGCGCCTTCTGGCGAGCGGCTTCCAGCTTCTCGGCTTTGCCGTCGTTGAGTTGAACGCGCGCTTGGCGCAGGGGAGTGCGGGTGCTCATGGGTGTTTCCTTTGAGAGCGTTGGTGGAACGAAATAGGCTTGGTCGCCGATTGCACATCGCGGGCCGCAGCGACCTTTATCGACCAGCGCGACATGGTTGCCGATGATGTTGGACTGCCTGCCGAAGCCGTCGCCGAGGTCGATGTAGTCGGCGTCGTAGCCCGCGCTGACTTCCACCTTGCCCGCCTGAATGGCTGCGATGAGGTCCTTGTTGGTAATCATGAGATCGGCCAACAGGACGTCCGCGTCGTCGCCCGTGCCCTGGCGCACGTTGATGGCAAAGCCACCAGCGAGGTTGTTCCAGTTCACGGGCGTGACGTCATCCTCGGGATGATCGTTGGTCACGGCGGCGGCATTGAAGCTCGCCATCGTGACGGGGTTGAAGAGATCGGCCGTCTTGCGCTCGATATAGACGATGCCATTGGCGCCAGGCTTCACGGGCACCTCACCGGGACCATAGAGAAGCCAGCCGCTGCGGGCAATCGGGACGTCGGTGCACAAGAGATTGCCGTTGGGCAGGATCTTGCGATTGGGGCCGATCTGGTGGACCGTATGAACGGCCATGACCTTTTCGTGGTCGGGAGGACCACGGTCGGCCGTGCGATGACTTTGCATGGCTACCTCCTAGTTGATGGTCTGATCGAAAGCGGAAACGACCTGCAAGCCCGTGCCCGCGGTCTGGCGGATGGCGAGATACCAGTTGGGCGGCAGGAAGACCGAGTAGGTGTTGGCCTGTTGACTGGTCAGGTTGAGGCCGACGACCAGCGTGCCGCCCAGGTTGTTCTTGTAGGTGGCGACGTTGGTGCCGGTTCCCGAGGCCACGGCATTCGTGCTGCCGATGGTGATAGCCCCCTCGTTGTTGCTGGCGCCGCTCAAGCTGATTGAAGACTGGCTCTGCAGCGTGATGGTCACGGCACAGCTGAGCGCAGGGGTCGTGCATTGGTAGGCCGTGGCCAGGTTCAGACTTCTCGTCGTCGGCGAGCCGTAGAAGCCCGTGGGAATCGATGGCTTGCCTGTGAGATCCGCATATGCCCCGGACGTAGCCACCGCCGCTAGGGCAGGGCGCCCACTTAAGTCCGCATAGGCACCGCTTGTGGCAACCGCCGCCAGCGTTGGCCGATTGAGGATCTGAGCCACGCCAGTCGCTGCATTCCAGTCACTGTTGACCTGCGCTGCGGGGATCGTTGGCCTTCCGCTCAGGTCTGCGTAAGCTCCCGTCGTGGCAACGGTGGCAAGGCTGGGCTTGTTCAGCACCTGGGCGACGCCGGAGGAAGCTAGCCAGTCCGCGTTGACCTGGGCGGCCGGAATGCTTGGCTTTCCCGTGAGGTCGGCATAGGCGCCCGTTGTTGCTACTGTCGCCAAAGCTGGTCGGCCTGAGAGATCGGCATACGCTCCGCTGGTCGCCACGGCCGCGAGGCTTGGCTTGTTGAGGATGCGCGCCACCCCTGAGGTCGCATTCCAGTCGGCATTCACCTGTCCAGGCACGTTCGCCGCCAGCACACCCGAGGAGATGGTGAGCCCAGCGCCCAGTACGAGGTAGCCGGGCAGCTTCGTGGTGCCGTTGAAAAACATGATGCCATCGGCACCGAGGTCCGGGTTCGTGAGCTGGCGCGTGATCCAGCCTGTGTCCGTGCTGTTGCGTTGCTCGACGGCCACGAAATAGGCGTCGGCATGCACGGGCTTGGCCGCAAAAAGCAAGCCCAGGAACGCCGCTGCTGCGGCCGTTGAGAGGCTACCGCGGCCCAAGAGGATGGTGCCAACGGCAACGAGAGAAAGGAGGATGCAGAGGATGACGGCTCTCATTTTTGGCGTGCCCACATGTTGGCGGCCACCTTGACGAAGGCAACGGCATCACCGGCGGCCATGGTGGTGATGTTGTTGAAGATGGTCTGTGCCGCGTTTCCGGGAAAGCCCTGAAGCGTGAGCGCCGTGATGTTTTGGCTCGTGAAGATGCGGCGGACTTGGCCGATGCGCGAGACTGCGTCATCGGGGAGATTGACCGTCAGCGCGGCAATCGTGCCCGCAGGCGTCAGCAGCAGGATGCCATCCTTGTTGTTGTTCGTCATCTGCGCTGTCGCCCCGGATGCGGGACTGGAGAGCTGACGATCCACGAGGCTGCCACCATCGGGGAGCACGAAGAACCCCGTGCTCGGGTCGTAGCGCACGAAGCCGTTGAGTATGGCCTCGCGTAAGAACGGCGCGCTTGAAAGATTTGCCATTGATGCACTCCTTTAGAGTTCGGGGAAAACGGGTTCGGCATAGCAGCGGCAGTTGGGGCCGCAGCCAGCGTGGTAGGGCTCGATGCCCTCGTCGGTCTTGGGCGGCGAGTCCCAGCGGATGTACTTGCCGTTCTGCTTCTTGTGGGTCTCGCGCACGTCGCTGTCTTCACTCGTGCGCCAGATATAGCCCTCACTGCCTGCGGCCATGGCGCGGGCCTGATGGAAAACTGCCGAGGTCCGGGCGACTTCCGTGCGTGCGATAAGCCTGGCTCGGCTTGTCGTCACGCGGGTCGTGGCCTGGATCTCTCGGGCAATGCTTTCCGCGCGGCGCCCCGTGGAGAGGGCTTCCGTGGTCAGCTTATGCACGCGCTCACCGGCCTTGAGCGGGATGCTCTTAATGAGTTCCACGTTCTCGGCCATCATGTCACGGTAGACGGCGCCCTGCGGCGTGTTGGCGATCTCCCTGCGGATCTCGCGACCCATCTCTCGGCCGATGCGCTTCCAGATGGTCTCATTGCGCCGCGCCACGTCGGCGACCATAGCATTGGCTACGCTCGTCGCCCAAGGCGCGATGAGCGCGCTGTAGCGGTTGAGCATGTCGAGGAGGGCGCCCAGGTCCGTGACGATACCATTGGGGGCCATGCCGTTGACCATGGCCCCCACCTGCTTGGCGAGGCCAACCAGCCTACTCTGGTAGGAGCGTTCGGCGCCGCTGGCCACCTCCCACTGGCTTCGCTTGCCTGTTCGGTCCAGTCTTGCCATTGTCTTCATCTCCTGGGAGTGAGTTGTCACCTTGCTCGGCCTTGGCCTTGCCCTGGGCCTCCGTCAGCATCAACTGTTGGTCGAGTTCGCTGATGGGTGGCTGGACTTCGTCATCAGCGGCCTCGATGGCTTCGCTGGTGATCTTGCCGAAGATGCCCGTCGTGCGGCTGCTCGTGCGGAGTTCCTGCATGCCCGTCTGCTGAGTAACAAGGCCTGCGTCAAGGGCCTTCACCACGGCATCCGTGACCTTGCCCGCCACCTCGGCCTTCTTCTCGTCGTTGAGCTGCTGGAGGCTCGCGAAGTCCAGGCCGAAGTTCGCGGGAAGCGTGATGGCCCGACTGGCTGCCGTGAGCTTGTAGCAGACCATCACGCCGCCGTGCATCTCCTTGCGCTGCTTCTGCTGGATACTGTCGTGGTAGTTGCGCATGCCACTCTCGTCATCCGTGCTGAAGCCTCCGGGAGCCTGGCCGAAGAGCCGGGTCATGGGGATCTGCAGGGCGCCGCTGACCTGGGAAGCCAGTTGCGTGATGACAGAATCCACGCCAGTAAAGGCAGACGAGGTTTGTACCTCGAACTCGTCCTCGCCGTCGATCATCGTAATGCCTTCGATGCCCTGGAAGCGCCGCATCATCTCCGCGTAGGCCACCAAGCCATTCATGGTGACGCCACCGGCTGCGATGATCTCTCGCAGGCCTGGGATCTTCAGCGTGCGCAAGTGGGCCTTGAAGACGAGCTGGGCAGCTCCCGTGCTTGCGCTGTCGAAGGCGATGAGGCGATCGTAGAGGCGTTCCAGCACCGAGATCCCCCAGAGGTTCTCCGTCATGGCCTGCTGGTAGGGGAGCTTGATGCCGACGTGCCGCAGGACCACCCGGCTGTGGTGGATGACCTGGCCGCGGAGGGCGGGAGCGTTGCTCTGAACCTTGTAGTACTTCGGCAGACCCATATGGGGGCCGTATTCCGTCACGAGGTCTTCGAGGCTAGGCTCGATCATCCAGCGGTCCAGCACGCAGAGACCCTTGAACTGGTCGGGGCCCACAGACTCCAGACGCAGCGGCGTCTTGGGATCCTGGCCATCCACGAGAGCCACGGCGATGGCGCCCCCGTAGAGGCGCCCCCAGGCAATGCACTCGTTGAGGCTTTCCCAGATGCCAAGGTTGGTGACCTCGTGCTCCAGGTCCTCTTGGTCACTGGCGTCCATCTCCGTGATGAAGTCCACGCCGGCACGCGTCATGTCATCGGCGATGATGTCGATGGCGACACCACCCAGCCAGGAGCCGCGGTGGATCCACTCGAGGAGCTGGCGGTTGCGCGTGATGGGGTTGAAGCCATAGCTTCCCGACGTCAGCGCGTTATCGGCGCCGACGCCCAGCTTGTGTGCGAAGTTCACGAAGCTGTCGAAGGTGGCGGCTCCCACGAGCTTCTTGCCGGTCTCGGGCGTCGTGTAGCCAGGTCGCGCCAAGGCCTTGCGGGCCGCCACGTCTTCGCGCTTGGCATCGCGCACGGCTGCGCGGACAGATAGCTTTGCAGCCATGGATTCTCCTTATTCGCCCGCGTAGCCGTAGTGATCCGGCCAGGGCTCCAAGTTGTGGACGCCCCGCAGTTGGTGGGCGCTGCTGTCGTCGAGGAAGATGATCTGACCCGGTTGGGCGCCGCTGGTCCCCACGAAGCAATGGCAGAGGGTGACCTCGGGATAGGTCTTGCCCTCGTACTCATGCGCTGGCGTGATGACTCGGATGCTCGGGCTCAGCACTGGCTTGTCGTAGTCCCCGTTGAAATGCCAGTTGCGGCCGGGGTCACCACCCTGGACTGCCACGCTATGGGCGCACTTGCAGCCTGGGCACCAGAAGGTGATGCCCTCCTGACCCGTGTCCTTGTTGCGCCACCTGCGGATGCCCAGGCTTCCATGCTTGCTCATGGCGTCCTCCTAGTAGGCCTCGGTGAGCATGAGGTCCTGTTGGAACTCCGCGTCGAGGGTGATGGGCTCGTCGAAAGCCGAAATGAGGGTCTCGTCGGTCGGCCCCATGAAGCCGTCGTCGTAGGCCAGCGTGATGTGCGGCCGATAGCTGGGGTGATCCCAGCTCGCACCGGCGCCCAGATACTCGGCGTGGCGCTTCTGCAGCTCCGGACAGTCCAGGCATAGGACGATGGCATCGCCGAAGCGCTCCACGGTCCGCTGGCCTGGGGGCACGATGAGCCCCGCGCTCGTAGGCGGCACCTTGGACTTCATGACAGGCGCCTTGGAGTAGGCCACCGTGACGTGGGGATCCATGACCAGGGGGATGCCCCAGGTTGCCGCCCAGCCGGCGAGGGCGTCGGCGCTGATCTGCGTGAGAGGATAGGCTGCGTAGAGCGGCTGGGCCTTCTCCTTGCTGCCATGCTCCAGCACGGAGGCCATGCGGTCGCCGATCTGCTCGTAGCCCGTGCGGCCCGTGAAGGCCAAGAGGCCTCGCCGGTTGCCTGGGGCATCGGCGAAGCGTAGGCGGGCGCCATTCGCCAGATGCAAGACAGCGGGCTTCACGAGATCTTGCTCCGCAGGTGGTCGAGGACCTCCGCCTTGTAGATCGCCACCTGGGGGTGGCTCTTCATCGTGGGCACGGCGGCAATCTTCTCGATACCCGCCTGGATGGCCTCGGGGTGGCGGCTGTAGAGGGCCTCGGCCAACAGCTCGCGGATCTGCGTCACGCGCACAGGGCTGTCGCCGCTGGTTACGCGAGGCGCCTGGGGAGCCGTCTTGCGGGGCTCCGTGGGGGGATGGGGCTCAGCCTGGCTGACTGCCTCTTCCTGGCCCGCCTCGGTGGCTTGCTGCGCCGCTTTGGGAGCCTCGTAGGGCTCCGCTGCCTTGGCCGCGTCTTCGCGTTGCTGTGCCTTCGTCTTGCTGGTTGCCATATCAGGCTCCTTTCTGGTGTTGAGTCATCTGGGCGCAAGGCCCGTTCCGGGGAGGCCCGGCATCTCTTGGCCGAGGCGCCCCCACATGCCGATGGCGCCCCCGCGCTGAATGAGGCCATCGTGGCCGTAGCGCACGCCGTCCCAGGTGTGGTTGTGCTTGTCCACGAGGACCGGCAGCACCTGGGGCTGGCCATGCTCGTCGACGATCTTGGGGTCGACCTTGTAGCGCCACAGGAAGGCCTCGCGCAGGTGATGCTTGCACCGCGGGTGGATGAGGATCTGGTTGAAGCTCCTCAAGTACGTGATGCCATCCTCTACGCTGCCCGGCCACTTCTCAGCGCCCTTGATACTGAAGCCACGGCGGCGGATCGCCGAGATGGTCTCAGGCCGGGCATTATCGGCACGGATCGGCCAGGACTTGCTGTCGGGCACGCTGCCGTAGAACTGCTCGTAGTCGTCGTACTCGATGCCAGTCCCGTAGGCCTCGTGGCTGATATAGAGGTCATCTCCCCTGGCTCCGGGCTCCCTTACGCTTGCCGGCAAGACAAACATGCGGCTCAGCGTGCTCGGGTCTTCGGCAAAGCCAAAGTCGGCGCCGTAGAGCAAGCGCGGGGCCGACTTCCAGAGGTCGTCCTCGAACTCGTACTCGCGGTACTTGCCGTTGAGCACGATGGCCTTGCTGCGCTTGCGCGGCATGCCCAGCCAGATGTGCTCGTAGAGTTCGTAGTCCAGGGCCTTGTCGTCCAGCATCTCCGATAGCAGGGGATCCCCGAAGAAAGGGTTGCTGTCGTAGTTGATCTTGTGGACGATGGAATCATGACGCGCTGGCTCGCAGAGCGTCTCTCCTGCCTTGGGTGGCGACTTCACGAAGCGCTTATACGTGGCATCGTTCTCGTCGATCAGGTTGAAGCTCACCCAGACCTCACTGCCTGGCTTACGCATGGTAGGCGTCAGGCTCTGCCAACTCAAGGCCGTCACAGTCTGAGCTTCCTCCACCCAGACGATATCCACGCCTTCTACGGAGCGGATGCCATTCTCGTTGTTGTGGAGGCCCTTGAATATGAACTCGGCGCCCGTAGCCTTGCTCTTGATGCTCTGGTCGGTGCACACAAACCAGGAGTCGAGGCCCAGCCGGGAGATCGTATCCTTCAGCAAGCGGTGGCTCGAGTCCTTGATGCTGATCTGGAATTCCCGTGTGCAGAGCACGCGCACGGGAAGGGCGGCGGCGAGACGTATGAGGGCCTCGGCAATGCCCCAGGACTTCGCAGAGCCCCGGCCTCCCCAGTAGACCTTGTTGCGGGCCTTCTTGTAGTAGAGGTCGCTGAGCGGATGCGCGCGGTCGAGGACCAGTGACTGGCCTTCCGTGAGTACGGGCCTGGCCTCTACGTACTCGCTGGGATCAGGCGTCAGTGCTACCCTGGTCTTCTGTCTGCGTACCTTCTCCGCCAGCAGCAAGGCCAATGCCTGCTTCGGCGGCAGCGCGCGCAATGAGTTCATCGAGCTGCTCATCACTTACTCCGGCTATGACTTCCACGGTGCTGATCTTCGGCGCGTAGTAGGGCGCCGCTGCTTTCATCGCGTCTATGCGCGTCTGGAAGTCGTAGGCCTCCGGCTCTTCTATGATGAGGCCGCGCTTAACTACGAGGCGGTGCATGGGCTCACCGCGGGCTACCATGAGCAGGAGTTCGTGTGGCAGCAGGCCCTTGAGGCGGGCTTGCTCGATACTGTCGGCGGCGAGCTTGTTCATCGAACCCACGGGGCGGCCCGGCTTGCCTTTCTTCTCAGCTGGTTTTTCCATAATTGTTAATCTCCACGGTCTAACTAGCGGCTGACGACAAAAAGCCTACGTAAGCCACTAAGGTCTTACGTAGGCTCTCTACTGGCTAAGTGAAGGGGATTCCCACCCCATGCCTCGCGCCGGCAAATTCCATCCGCAGATGGGTTCCCATGCCCAGCTTCTCCCGTCGGCGCTGCGTAGAAATGGCGAAATCCCGCAGGCCTGGGAATTCAGGGAGCCGAGGTGCTCCCCTGTCTATGCTCTACGTGGCCCGCATGAGGCCGTGCCACATATCGCGCCAACTGTTATCGTAGACCGCGTCGCCGCAGAGATAGAGGCGCTCCTCCGTGGTGAGGCCCACGTCGTCGAGGGCCTTGAACACAAAGAAGCGCTGGCGTTCGGCTTCACGCCTAAGGCGCACGTGCTCGACCACTAGCTGCGTGAGGTCCACGTGGTTGGCGCGTATCTCCTCGGCTGAGAAGTCCGTGCGCAGGCCAGCCGTTAGCAAAGACTTGGTCATTTCTCACTCCAAAACGCGAAAGGTCAGGGAGACGTCCGGCCAACGCTGGTAGGCGATTTCCAGGGCGTCTTCATCACTTGCCGCCCAGATCGTGCCAACTCCAAGGCAGCCTACGTAGAAGAAGTAGCAGCGCCTACGCCGCCCCAGGTCCTTGCATTGCCTGAGTCTGGTGACCGTCGTCGACTTCATCTTCAGCCCTCACTAGAGAAATAGGCCACGCCACCATAGGCTACGTCGAGGTTCTGCTTGCCCTTTGCCTGTTGGCTCAGGGCTTCGTGAGGGTCTTGCAGCACCAGGGCAATGCGGCCCCTGGACGGCCCACAATGGGCTTCCACGGTATCGACGACGAAGGGCACGCCGTCTACGTAGACCACCAGAGTCCGCTTGGCAGCCACGAGGAGCCGGGCGACCTCCACGCTCTTGTTGCCATCCAGGCCCAGGATCTCGAGTTGCACGTTAGCCATGCTGAGCCTCGGCATTGATGCGGTAGCCCAGCGCGTTGTCGTAGGTCTCCATGGCGTTGACCTGCAGGGCGAGGAGTCCACGACGGGGATGGTCGGCTGCCATGGCGCTCAAGCTAAAGAGGGCCCGATTGAGGGCCTTGCCAAGGCTTCGCCGATCAAGGACTAGCAGTTCGCGCCGTGCCTCGTCTTCGCCCAACTGCTTCACGAGAAGCTGGCGTCGGCTTTCGATGGCGGCCTCGAGTAATTCAACGTCTCTCGTGGCCTCGGCAATGGCCTTCATCTTTTCTTCTGCAGTCATTGGGCTCTCCTAAATAGCGGCTTCGCTGCCGTAGCGCTGCCGCCAGAGCGTCATCGGAGACACGCGCTTGCGCATGGCCTCGTCAACAAAGACGGGGCTCGTCACCGCGTGCATCACGAAGTCCAGGCGGCCTTCACAGAGCGCCTGCAAGTCTTCGCTGGCTTGGATCTCAACGGCCTGGGGGTCTTCGGCCTTGAAGACCGCCGTGAGCCTGAAGTCCAGTCGTGGCACGGCCTTCGAGGCATCCACGACAAAGACTGGATAGAAGCTCGGCTCCTGTTCTCTCCAGCGCTCCACGACCGCGACAAGGCGCTCGTTGATGGCCTGCATCTCCAGCGGTGTGGCCCTGATAGCGATTGGCGCCGTCTGGATAGCATGCACCAGCTCCTGAACCCTGGCGATCAGGCGCCCGTAGGAAGCCCGTTGCAGGGGCGCGTTGTTGGCCTTCACCCAGAGCGCCTGTGCGGCGTCGAGCTGGATGGGGCTCAGCGGCACGTAGTTCATGGTTGCTCGACGAGGATGAAGATCCCCGAGGTGCCGTCTTCAGCCATGGGCTCGACGCTCTCGACCTTGGCCGTGTTCTTGCCCATCCACAGGACTTCGGTGCCGTCTGGCTCGAACATACGGATGAGCAGGCCGGGGGCCAGCTCCTGGGCTTGGGCATTGACCCAGAGCCCGCCAACAAAGGCCTGGATCAGGCGTCGAGGCCTCTGGGCCACGTTTGCCTTGGCCGTTTGCTCTTCGTCGAGCCAGCGGGCTGCCTCTTGGGCGTCCGACAAGGTCTTCATGATGTCGAGCAGGGCCATCTTTTCGTCACGCGTTGCCATTTAGTTCTCCAGGTCGTTGAGTTGAAATGCCCTAAGGCCTTTGGGCTGGCCTTGTCCCCAGAGGTCGAAGGAGAAGCATTTGTAGCCGTCTTCGAGTCCCATGAAAGTCATCGTGGCCTTCACGATATCGGCAGTCTTGAGCCTGGGCCACTTGCCCTTGGGCTCGAAGGCCATGCCCATGCAGCCCTTCTGCTCGAAGTCTCTGATGACAGTGAGCACAGCTCGCCGCTTTCTGCCATCCGCCACGATGTTGACGCCGAGATTGAGTGGGGCGCCGACGATGCGCATGTAATCGATGGCTGGCGGCTCGGGCGGCATGGGCTGCGTGACCTTGGCGTTCTCGATGGGCTCGACGCGCTTCACCGAGACGTGGGCCTCGGCATAGAAGCTGCCGATGGATCCCTGGGGGATGTAGATGCTGCGGCCCGCTGCGTCGATGGCGTAGACGGGGAACTCCGTGGCTTCAATCGTTACCTTCACTTTTGGCTCCTAGATGCGGTTGGAGCCTATCTATACGCTCCAGGGCATCCCAGAGCCTCAGCCCAGCCAGGCGGGCGAGGTCAATGACTTCGTGACTACCCAGGCGCTCGGCATCGCGCTGGGGCGTGGCCTTGCGCTCGACCCTGATGCAGTTAGCCCCGTAGGCCGTCAAGATGCCCGAGGCCTCGGGAAGCAACTCGGCTAGCTCAGGCGTCCAGATCTCCTGGGGCATGAGATAGTAGTGCTTCCAGATCTTCGGCGGCCAATCGCGGCGCAAGGGCTCGGCAGGCCTGCTCCTTGCCCACGTCCGGGTCTGCCACCACTTGTCCTTCTTGGCGTCCGCCTTCAGGTCGGCGCGGCTGATCTTCATCTCGACGTCGATGAGCCGCAGATCCTTGGTGATGACGAGAAGGTCGGCCTCGTGGCCCGTCCAGCCACAGCAAGGCACGGCAAGCACTGAACGCTGAAAGAAGTTGTGGACGAGGGCCCGCGTCAGGCTGGCCTCCGTCCAATGATGTTTTTTCTTAGCCATCCTGAACCCTAGGGGAAGCACTCAGCAAGAGCTTTCGCTAGGCCTCATGGTAGAAGGGCCCCTCGTCCAAAGGGGCCCCTCAGCCTTCAAGCATCACGGAGATTCGTCTCTACATATGGCCTCCAGGTTGTCGCCGCATCTTTTGCCCCGCCCTGGGGCGCCGTGCGTGCTCGGCGAGGTCGTGTCTAGCTATACGCGCGAAAAGATCCCCGGAGCCACTTGGCTCGGCTGGGCTCCGGGGAGCCGGGCTCAAAGACTGAAGAGGGCAGCCCTTCCCGAGGTAGGAGGGCCCTGGCTGACGCCATCGTGGCCGGGCTCCGGGAGACCAACGGCCGCCCCGCCCTGCCCTCTTTTGCCTCTCGGCGGCGCCCCGCTGCCGCGCGATCCCCCAATGAAAAAGCCCGCTTTTGGCGGGCTTCTCGTTGCGGTGGCGGCAATCCCACCACTAGCAAATTGCTGCGCATATTAGCTGGTTTTCGCCAAGCCAACAAACTTTTGGCAAAAACACGTCATTCCCTGGGCGACCTGTTCTCAGTCCAGTTGAAGACGGCCGCCAAAAGCAGGAACGGGGCAAGGCTCATAAGCAGAAGAGGAGAAACCAACAAAAGGCCCAGGATCTTGAGTAGGCGCAACATGGTCAGGCCTCTCTTGCCCTGGGCGCAAATTCAGCCTTGAGGGCGGCGTCCCAGAGATCAGGATCCCTGAGGATGACCATGCGGCCGATTGTGAGGAGTTCATGGGCGCGCTTCATGTGGTGAGTCGCGCTCTCGGGCATATCGGATGCTTCTGCCATGGCTTCGTGGGCATCGTGATGGTTCACCAAACGGATGATGGCGCCCGGGTCTTCGAGAATGGCATGCTGCTCGTATTTGCTCAGTAGCTCCTTGCCATCGCCCAAGGCCTTGGCAACGTCTGCGCTCGGCGCTGCCTCGGGGGCACGCTTGCACAGCGCCCGAGAGTCGTCATCGCTCGTGCCGCAGCTACCAGTGAATGGTTCATTCGAACCGCAAGTCCTGCAGGGCGCTCCCTCGGGGGCTAGGGGTGCTGCGAGAGCGGCATTCGCCTTCTTGATGGCGGTCGCGATGTTGTCCTTCCCCAGCTCGATGCCGATGCGCTTGCAGAGGTAGTTCAGCAAGTAGCTGTTGGTCGGCCACATCTCTTCCGCCCCCTGTGCCGCAGCCGGGGCGGCGAAGGCGGTTTCCAGGGCCTTGCGCATCTTAGCGCGAACCTTGTTGACGCGCCATTGCCTGCTGGCCCACCAATCGATTCCAGGTAGCGGGTCCTTGGTCTTGCCCAGGAGGGCCATCGTGGCGGCCTCCACCATTGCGTCTGTAATCGTGCTCATGCCTGGCTCCCCGAAACGCCACCGCCACCACTGTAACCACCGCCATGAGGGAAGAACGTGCCTACGCTCCCACCACCGCCTCCTCCACGGCCTTCAACAATGACCGTCATCGTTCTGGGCGTCACCGTGAAGGTGCCCCCATCGGCTTCGCGCTGACGCTGCAGCTCGGCTTCCCGCACCAGACGGGCGCGACGCTGCTCCCAATAGTTGCCTTGGAACTCGTGGTATTCGGCCTCACCTTCGTGGCTGATGCGCTCACGCTCTGCAGCCTCAGCAAGGGCTTCGAGTTCTTCGATGAGACTCATCGGCTTCGTGGTCTTACGCTTGCGACGTTCTTCCAGACCCATGTAGACCAGAGTCGCCAAGATGAGGCCAATAATGGCGGCCACCCCCAGTATTTGCATCGTGGTCATGGCGGCCTCAGAAGCAGAAGTAGATGATGGCCGTAGCCACGACAAGAACGCCGGCGCCATAGAGCCACCAGTTGCGCCTCTCGGCGTAGTTGGCCTGGGCCATCAGCAAGGCCTCCAGGTCCTTGATCTCGGCCGTGATGAAGGCCGGAACTTTCAGCCCAGCTCTCACGTATTCCCTTCGCTGCTCCTGCAGGCGTTCCAGCGTGCGGCGCGCGACATCGATTGGCTTAACCATGTCAGTCTCTCCTTAGTCAAGAAATGCGCCGGTAATCCCGACGCGGTCGAAAAGAGCCGAAACCTGCTCCCAGGCTTCGACCTCCACTTGCTGCAGATATTCGACGATCCAGGCCTTATGCTTGGCCGCCGTCATCGTGCTGCAATGTGCTAGCCCCGCCAGCTCGACGAGGGTTATGGGCCGCTTCGTGAAGAATTCCTCCACGACGGCTTTGCGTAGATGAGGCTGCGTGCTCAAGCCACGCTTGCCCGGCTGCCGGAGAACATCGCCGGTCTCCTTCAGCAAAAGGCAGGCATCAAGAACCGCCTTGTCCCAGGCGAGATTCCGCGCCCAGCCCGAGCAGCAAGGCCTACGGCATGCGCAAGGGCTGTGGGAACGCGTCAGAAGGCCCGTGAGGACGATCTTGTGGGCTTCATCGAGCTTCTGGAACTCCTGCAGGATGAAGCCCGCCTGGGCGGCGCGATCCTCCCCCGTGAGGGGCTCAGCGCGGCGCCTGAAGGCCTGGCGCACGAGCTGGTCTCGCTCTACGTCGCGCTGTTCGGCGATCTTGGCGAACCAAGCCGCCCTGGCCTTCTTGCCCTTGGGCATCTTTTTGGCGATGCCCTCCGTCATGGAAACGCTCATGCTGGGCTTGGGCATGCGAACGTCGGCCGCGTTGAGGGCAAAAGCCAAGGCCTTGCGCGTGTTGTCGAAAAGCGGCTGCTCGTCGCTCATGAGTGCCTGTCGGAGTCCATGAACTTCACGGCCGCCTGGCTCCAAGGCTCGAGTCGCTGGAAGACCGCGGGGTCCATCAGCTCTTCCAGAGTGAGCCATTGGGCATGTTCCACAACCTCGGCCTCGTGCTTGCCCAAATCACGGTCGAGCAGGCGGACGGCACAGAGGATGCCCACGTGAACGCGGCCCACAGGATTTGCGGGGTCGTAGAGCAGGGCATCGGCGAAGATGACTTCGTGAGAAGTGGCTGCCTGAAGTCCCACCTCCTCTTCCAGCTCGCGCACGGCTTCGGCGGCGAACCAATTCTTGGCCTTCATGCCTTCGGGGATCTGCCCGTCGATGTGGCCGCCAAGACCGATGCTGAGGGCGCCATGCAGACGGGCTTCCTCGCCACCCGTTCCCCGGCTGTAGGTGAAAAAGCGCGGCGCGGGGAAGTCGACGGCCAGGCCCTCACCCTCGGGAGCAACACTGGGCTTGCCTTCCTTCACCAGCATGACGTAGGGAATGAGCTGCAACGTGCTCTCGTCGGTTTCGCAGATATCGCGATCCACGAGGCGCGTAACAACGTCCTCCCAGTAGTCCCCGCGATGGCGCGTGGCGGCGGCAAACTTCGCCATGTTGAGTTCGACCGGAGCGTCAGCGCGCTCCATGACCAATGCGAGTTTTCCCATGGTGATCTCCTTTAAGCAAACCAGGATGCGCCGTTGGCGCCGTGCTCGCGCACCTCGACCTCGGCGATGTGAAGGCCGATGGGGGCCTGGATCTTGTTGTCGGCAAGGCTCGGCATGTATTCCGTGCGCAGCCAACCCTTGACGTATTGGGCAATCCACGAGGCAAAGGCCTCGCAGCCAACGGCGGGAAGAACGCGAAGATCGATGAGGCCACGTTGGTCGAGATCCTCGAAGACAGGGCGCTGCGGATCGTCGGCGGCGATAAGGACCGTGTGATCGAAGCTCTGCTGCAGGAAAGCCTTGACCGGCTTCAGGGCGCCGAAGTCGACCACCCAGTTGCGGCTGTCGAGTGTCTCCGCCTTGAACACGAGCTTGACGGCAAGCGCATAGCCATGCAGCTTGTTGCAATGGCTATCAGCGCGCCATTGACGGAAGACCGCGGAGAGGCCAACGTCGTGGCCGTAGGTCTTCGTGGATTCATGGGCGTAGTGGAAGCTCATAGCGTCTTAGCTCTTTCAAGGTGGTCGATGGTTTCGTTGACAGTTCTGTAGGCCTCAGCGAAGGCCTCGCGGCGCGGACCTGGAGGCAGGTATCGCTCCAGTTCCTCCAGGCGCTCAGCAAGGGCCCGCGCCTGGGATTCCATGCCACCGCGGCCCTTCGCCTTGACGGCGTCTCGGGCCTCGCTGACTTGCTCGATGTGCACATCCTGGCCCATCAGCGGCTGCTTGATGGCTCCCGCCATGAGCTGAAACTTGCGCTGGGCAATGGCGTGCTCCGCCATGTCTTCGCCGCTCACGGTAACTCGGGCGCCAGTGATCTCGGCAAGCGCCGCCTGGATGAGCATGCTTGCCCAGGACTTGCCGGAGCCCCTGGCCCCGGCGATGGTGATTTTTAGCAATTGGTTCTCCTTTGGGCGCCCGGATGGGCGCCCCGTCAGATATACCTTAGGCCTCGGCGGCGAGGAGCTTCATGGCCTGCTGCTTGATCCCAGCGCCTCGGCCGAAGAAGGCCGAGTCCAGGCGCGTGTCATCGGTGCGGCCCATGGCATGGTCGACGTATTGCGTGATCGCATTCAGGAGGCCCCAGCGGGTTCCCTTGGCCGTCTTCATGCCCGCGCCGAGGCCCGCACCCTGGAAGAGGTCCAACACGCCCGAGACGACGCGCGAGTCTTCGGCCTCCATCTCTTTGCCGAGATTGGCCAGGCTGCCCATCCATGCGAGGCTGCTAATCTCAGCCTTCTTGGCTTCACGCTGCGGGTCGAGGATACGGCCGAGGATCTCGCGAGCCTCGGCCAGCTTGATCGGCGTCTCGGCCATCTCGTTAGCCCTGGCCATGAAGACTTTGAAGCTGTCCACGCTGACGCCCAGGGTGCGGCGCACGGCATCGGCGTCGAAGACCTGGCGATGGCTGATGCGAACCTGCTTGGCGTTGCGATCCTCGAGTGCGATGGCCAGGGTGTTAGCGCAGACCACGCGGACCGCCGTGAGGGCTGCCGTCGTCTTCATGCTGCCATCCAGGCTCGTGGCGAGAACCAGGTTCTGCATGACCTCATCGCCGGCCTTTTTGCTGCCCACCATGGCGCCCTCGCCGTTGCTGGCCATAGCCCAGAGCTTGCGACCCCCGCGCAGGGTTCCAGCCGTGTGGATATGCCAACCCCCAGCTTCCGTCATGTCACGGAAGAACTCAAGCACGTCGCGGGGCTGGACGACTTGGTAGCCAGCGCCGACGATGGCGAGCGGCGCCAAGGTGTCGCTACGGTAGAGAGCCTTGTGCTCGTCAAATTCCAGCACCTCGGGGCCATCCTTCTCATTCCCGATCTGGACGTGGGGCGTGCCTGCCTTGGCCTCCCAATCCATGCCGGCTTCCTTGCGCCAAACTTCCAGGCTTGCGCCCTTCGTGACGCGCTGGCCCAAGCGATGCCAAGGGGTTTCACCGACGAACGCCATTTCGGCGCGGCCATTCGCGCGGAGCGTGAGTTCATGTGGCATTTGATTTTCCTCTGTTGATCTGGGCGACGTTGCCCCACTAGGCGCCTCGCGGGAAGCGCCTAGGAGGGTTGGGTCAGCTCAGAGGCGGAAGTCAGCCAGGTGGCTGTGGTCGATTTGATCGTAGGAGATCGTTGCGGTGGGATAGGTCTTGCGAAGGAATGCGAGGCCTTGGCCCGGAGTCTCGCAGTGCACGAAGATGAAGCGGGTCTGGATCTGGAATTCAGCCGTATAGCGGTAGGTGTTCATTTCAGGGCTCCTTGTTGCGATGCCTCGATTCTAACGACTTTATAAAGACTCGTGCAAGCATTTCTTTGCCCCAAATAAAAAAAGCCCGCCGAAGCGGGCCCCTTGGGCTGAAGCGTGGCTAGCGGCCCCAGCTCAGCACGTCTTTCACGGCATCGGCGGCCATGGCATTGACAGCACGTTCGGAGTCCCTGGGCGTCATGCCCACACGGGTGACCATGAAGTCACGGATAGCTGGGCCACAGGAAGAAGCCGCAAAGGCTTCCAGATGCTCGCGGCGACTCATGCCTGCGGCGAGCCCAGCCTTGGCGGCCGTGTGCATGCAGTCGCTTGTCCGGTAGATGAGCTGGATGAGAACCATGCGGTCCTGGGCGAGCTTCTGATCGTATTGCACGACTTCGGCCTTAGCAGCCGGAGCCATGAAAAAGGCCGACGCCAGGAACGCGAAGACGATGAGAGCGGCTCGCCACGCCAAGCGTCTGTAGTCGCGGCGCTCTGCCTGGCTGCGGATGGCGATGGCGCCGCGCGCCGTGTGAAAGTAATGGAAGTTCATGATGGTGCCTTGAAGTTAGTGGAAACGACAATGAAGAGACGAGTTTGCCGATCTTCATCCAAGCCTAGATGAACTTTCACCTCGCTCTTTGGATTAGCAATGGCATCTCGGACGGCTCGTGCCAAATGTTCATTGAGACGCAGAGCGTCTTCAAGAGGCAAGAGCAGCTCTTCTTCCTGCTGCACCTTGGACTTTCGCATAGATTGAATAGTGGTCATGACGTCTTTCTTTCTTCAGCGGCCAAGCCGAGGCGGGCCAGGGTTTTGAGGTGGGCCTGATAGGCTTCATTTTGCCAAACGCGGGCAATGGAGGCCGATGCAAACTCCCGGTTGAGCATGGCCGCTGCGTAGCAGTTCTCGGCCTTGCGCTGGGACTCGAGCGCCAGTCGGCGCCAATACTCTTCATCCCATTGCGTCATGCTGCCCTCCACATCAAGCGAGAGATAGCCTCCTCGATGCGCACGCGAGCCTCTCGGCCCTTGGCGTCATCGCCGATATAGTCGAGCGCCTCACACAAGAGAATGGCGGGCTCAGCGTCTACGGGATCGACGACCTCCAGCGCTGTACGGGCCATCTTCACGGCAACGGCCAGGGCCTCGATGGCATCGGCACCAAAGATAACGCGTTGGTCGGCGCCATCGACCGTGAAGACCAAGTGGAGGCCGGGGTTGGGGTGCCCCAAGCCGAAATCCGAAGGGCTGCGCACGTAGGTGTCGCAGCTTGCCTCACGAACCGCCGAGGTGTGGCGTCTCATGGGCTTGGCGTGCATCAGGACTTTCATTTTCTTTCCTCATTGTTTCAGCAATGGCGCCGAGCTGGAACCACTTCCAATCTCTAGAGATTGCTGGGCTAACGTAGTTACCTTTGCGGGATCGCCTCAACCCCCACGCAGAGTTTTTGTTGGCGAGGCGCTCGAATTGCACGCGGAGCGCCTCAACCTCCTTGGAATCCATCAGAAGTCCAGGTCGATCTTCATGCCCGCCGCAGCCTTCAGGGCCTGGAGGGCACCGAAGGCCGCAGCCAGGGCCAGGCTTTCGTCCTTGGCGACCCAGGCCTCCATATCGAAGTCCAAGGGCTTGCCTGCGTCCTTGAGCTTGGCAGCCATGCCCTCGGCGAGCTTGCGGCCCAGCTCGCTCAAGGCGGCGTCGTCGAGGGCGCGGATCTTCAGCGTGCGGCCCTTCTTGGCTGCCTTATCGGCACGCGCATCTTGAATGGCCTTCTTGACGGCCGTCAGCTTCTTCTTGTCCTTGCCCGCATCCACGGCGGCCTTCGTCAGCTCGGCCTGCTTCTGCTTGTCCTTGCCAAAGCGCGCCAGGGTCTTCGCCATGGTCTTGCCGATCGTGCCATCCGTGGCGGCCTTCACGAGCGTCTCGTCGCCATCGAGGAGGGCAAGGATCTCCGTGACGTGCATGTGCGCCTTGCCCGTTTCCGCGCAGATCTGCTTGATGCTCATGCCCGAGGTGCGCATCTCCTTGAAGGCGTGGGCTTCCTCGATGGGCGTAAAAGCCTTGCCGCCATTCGCCACGTACATCTGGATGAGGCTCTTGACGTCGCTCTGGTCCTTGTCGACGATGATGACCAGCACGCCCTCGGGGAAGGCCGCGCTGTTCTTCTTCAGGATGTTCATGATGGCCGTGAGGCGGCGCTCGCCGTCGATCAGCTCGAAGTTCTTCGCCTGGCCATCGACTTCCTTGGCGGCGATGCGCTTCACGCGCAGGGGCATGAGCAAGCCATTGGCCTTGATGCTCGCCTCCAGGCCCTCGATGTCGCCGAAGTCGAAGCGCTTGTTGAAGCGCTCGCCGTCTTCGGTGAGCTTGGGCATGATGGTACGCGGGTCAGCGTAGAAAGCCGACGAGCGCTTCACGATCCCAGCGGCTTCCTTGCGGCCGGCAGCGGAAGCCTCGGGGGTGATGGGCGCCTCACCTTTGGCTGCGGCGTTCAGGATTTCGAGGGCGGTGGTCTTTGCGTTCATTTGGTAGCTCCTAGAAAAGATTGATGGTTTCTCCCGGAAAGCTCCGGCCAAGGCCCTCGCCTGAGGGCTAATGGTCGCTGCTCTCAAATTAGACCAATGCTTCGCAGATACTCTGGGCTTTGCATGGGCACCAAAGTTTGCTGGAAAGGAGCGCTCTCAACAACATAGCGTCCCTCCTCGCTCGACCATGTGCTACCCACTTCATGAAGCTCCGAACCCTCAATGTGCTGACGCTGGCCAGCCTGAGGGCCCTCAATCCAGAGAATGCGAATTTGGCTCATCTTGGAATCTCCGTTCGGGCGGCTTCGGCGAAGCCCTGAACCCATGCGTCGATTCTAAAGACTTTATAAAGTCTCGTGCAACACTTTTGTGGGGAAAAATTAAAAATATTTTTCTGGGCGCCCTGGAAGCCCATCGGGCCCCAGGTCCCAGCGCCCTTATAGAAGGGCTTCCCGCCCGTGGGGGGCGTCCTTGCCGAGCTGGGCGGCAACAAGGGGTGCGAGGCCTGCGGCGAGGTAGCCGGGGAACTCGGCCTCGAAAATGGCGTTGACTTCCCTGGCCACGTTCGCCACGAATTTCAGGCTCACGGGAGCCCGCGTGTGGGCGGCCACGGACTTAGCGCGTTGCACGACGAGATGGGCGAGGAGCCTGTAGACGGCCTGCCGCTTCACTACGGCCTGCTGGGCGAGGCCGCTGGCTTGCATGAAAGCCTCCACGGGTGCCCACGCCGTAGAGGCCCCTAGCACGCGCTGAAAAACAAGGGGGCCTTGCCCTGCCCCGGCCGAGGCGCCGAAGGCCCGTGTGAAGGCCTCATAAACGCTCGTAGCCCACATGCTGATGTCCCGGTCTGCCTTCCCGGTCTTGTCTTGGGCGGCAAGGAGGGCTAATTGGTCTAGCAGCTTCTTGCGGCTAGCGGGCTTCAGGGATGCAGCCAGCGCGACCACGTAGGCAAGCCGCTGGTCTTCATTCATTTCACTTTCAGGAGGCCAGGGCGGGATAGGGTTAGGGGGTGGTTGTTCCCCCTTTAGGGGGGACCACCCCCTACCTCCCACCCCGGAGCCCGTAGCGGGTTTCTCGTCAGCCTTGCCGGGGGCAGCTCTACGAGGTCTTGCGAAGCTCACGGGTTTCTTCACGCAGCTCTCCGTTAGATCGCCATGTAGCCGCGTGCACGGCCTTCCGCCTTGTCGACGGAGGAAGCCCGGACTGCCTTGCGCTTCGGCGCCACGTAGCCCTTTTCGCCGGGTCGCGGCAGCGGCTTCTTGGCCCCGGCGATGATCTTGGCGAGGCTCTTCTTACCGCTCTGCGTGGCGGCCTTCACGACTGCCTTGGCCTTGGCTTTCGGGCCGGGCTTCGCATGGTCTACGTTACTCGGATCCAGGGCCTTGGCGTCGACGATGTCGATCTTGTGCGCCTTGGCCCAGCGCTTGACGTCGGCGGGCTTGAAAAGCACGTCGCGCGTGCCGGTTTCGATGACGGGCAACGGGTCCTTGCTCGGGGTGCCTTTGCGCCAGGCATGCACGGTCATGTGGCTGACGGCGAAAGCCTGCTGGATGGCCTTGGTGGTGATGGCGTTGCGGGTGCTCATGATTGCGTTTCCTTTCCTTGGGTTGATACGCGTCAAGATTATATAAGGTCCTGATAAAGACCGGGCAGCTCAGTATAATTGCGGGCAACCCCAACCCGCAAGGAGAATCATGTTCGGAAAAAATCCCATTCGCTCTATCCAGCGAAACCCTCAGGTCTTGGCCGTGGAGGATATCTTCTACACCATCCAGGGCGAGGGCCCCCAGGGCGGCCGACCGGCCCTCTTCATCCGCTTGGCGGGCTGCAATCTCGCCTGTCATTTCTGCGACACGCAATTCGAGAGCCGCGCCGATATGCCCGAGAAGCTGGGCGACATCATGGCACGCATCGAACGCGACTTCAGCGTGGAGCAGCGCAAGCTCGTCGTCATGACGGGTGGCGAGCCCATGCGGCAAGACTGGTCCTGGCTCGCTGATGCCCTCATTCGTGGCGGCACTGAACTCATTCAGGTGGAGACCGCTGGTACCCTATGGCAGCCGGGCCTCGAAGACCTCGACGAGCCCTGGAGAATTCAGTTCGTGTGCAGCCCCAAGACGCCCCGTGTTCACCCGGAGATCGAGAAGCGCTGCCACGACTGGAAGTACATCATTCGGGGCGGCGAGATCCTGGCTACAGATGGCCTGCCCAACTACGGCACCCAAGTCGCAACCAAGGGCCTCGTGAGCCATATCTATAGGCCTGAACCCTCGGCGATGAATACCATTTGGCTCTCGCCCTGTGACGACTACGACGAGGTGCTCAACGCCGTCAATCGAGATCTGGCGCGCGATCTCTGCCTCAAGCACGGCTATCGCCTCAGCCTGCAGATCCACAAGCTAATTCAAGTGCCATGAAACGGGAGCCCCTTTGGCTTCCCGTTCCGGGAGACCCCCGCTATGAAGTGAGCAATGAAGGATTGCTACGGCGGGTCCTCGCTGGACCTGGGACATGGATCGGGCGCATTAGCAAGGGCGCCCAACGCTCAGATGGCTACCTGCAGGTCTTCGGCATGGACTACAACATGATGCATCAGGTAGTGGCTGCGGCTTTCCATGGACCTTGTCCTCCGGGGCAGGAGGTCAACCACAAAGATGGCGTCAAAGGCAACACTAGATCAAGCAATTTGGAATACGTCACGAGAAGGGAAAACCGTATGCATGCACTCTACGTGCTCAGCCCCCACAAAGCCACCCAGCGGGCTGAACAGGCCCGAATTAATGGCCGCGTAATGAAGGGGCGTCGTTGGCATAAGAAAATTAAAGGGGTGGCGTGATGGCTGCAGGCAAACTTGAGCCGGGCGCCGTTTGCATCGTCATCGGTGAGAACCGGGGCTTCGAGGAAAACATCGGCGCACTGGTGACCCTGGTGGAACACCGGACCTCTTGCCAGGGCCGGTTCCAATACTGGACCTTCGAGGCCGCCAGCCGCCCCATCCTGGCGGTTCGCGGAACCTTCACCGAGCGCCCAATCCTCTGGATCAACGCAAGCGAAGAGCTTCCCCAGGAAATGCGAGGCTGCAATTGCTTGCCTGGGTTCCGGGCCGTTCATCTGCTCCCCATCAAAGGCGAGGATCTCGGCGACGAGCAGGAAGACGAGGCGCCAAACTCTTCCCGCGCTATCAAGGAAGTCCAGGCATGAACGCCGCCGTTGCCATCGTCAAAGCCAAGCGCATAACGGCCGGGATCCTCGAAGTCGATTGCAAGTACTTCGGCGAATTCTTTGCCAACCAGCTCTGGATCAAATGCAAGGCCCGCAAGCACTCGAAGTGCGTGAAGACCCAGCGGCCCGTCGACAAGGGCGCCGTCGTCTACAGGCCCTTCGGCAATAAGGCCAACCGGAGCATGCGAGTCCTTGCCGAGGAGATCGAGAAGTGCCTTTCCTGAGCGACTGCTACGACGTCGGCATTATCCCCTGCACGAGTCAAAAATGGCCCGATGGAAAGACGCCTATGAGCCTTTATCGGGGGCCACCATTCAATGCAATGGTTTTACATGCCCAGCAGCGCTGCAAGGAGATTCTTTTTCTCAGCGCCAAGCATGGGCTTATAAGAGCCAATGAGCCCATTGATTGGTACGACGTTTACCTCCCAAATCTCTCTGACAAAGAGAGAGCCGTTCTCATCGAGCAGATCCGCGCCAAGCCCTGGGTCGAACTCTACGCGGGCAAGCGCATTTTGAGCTACTTGCCTAAGGCTTACTTCGAGCTGCTTGCCGAAGCCAAGCCGGCGCTCTGCGCAACCATGCGGCGCCCCTATAAACGCCTGGGCAATCTTCAGACCATCCAAATTCTTCGCGCGGAGACCAAGAACTATGGCAAGAATCCTGCTATGCGTTGACCTGAGCTATCAGAGCTATCGGGCCAGCGCGGCCAACGCGAAGCTCAGCAGCGGCGGCATCTTCACAGGAGGTCTGTACGGCTTCTTCATGGCTTTCGCCGCTGCCGTCCGTGAGACTCGGGCCACGCATGTGGCGATCTGTGAGGACAGCAAGCCCTACGTGCGCAGTCTCGAGTACCCCGACTACAAGCTCCTGCGCAAGGCCAAGGCCGACGAGAAGCTCCGGGAGAACCACAAGACCAGCATGGAGATGATCCTCGACGTGCTCTATGAATGCGGCATCAACTCATGGCGCGTCAAGGGCTTCGAGAGCGACGATCTTGTCGGCCATGCCGTGCGCTACTATGGCTATCGCTTCGACGCCATCTACGCGGCTTCCAACGACAGCGACCTCTACCAGCTCTTTGACGCCGAGAACTTCCATCTCTACGGCAACGATATACGGCAGCTATGGAACGGCAAGCGCCTTTTCAAGGAGCTGGGCCTGACGCCGGCTGAATACATGCTGACGACGGCGCTGACGGGCACTCACAATGACATCGAAGGCATCCCCAAGGTCGGCCCCATCACGGCGCGCAAGGCCTTGCGCGATGCCGCCCTCATGCGCCAATACAGGGCAAGCCACGGCGAGGTCATCGACCGCAACCTGCGCCTCATCCAGCTCCCCCACAAGGATTTCCCCAGGGACGAGCGGCTGCCCGAGCACGATCCCCAGGTCTTCACCCCGCGCCGCCTGTATAAATCCTTGGGCCGCTACGACATCGACACGACGAACGCGATGCTCGCGGCCTTCGAGCAACTACTCCCAAGGTGACCCATGCCAGGCACTCCGCGCTATACCTATCAAGACGGCTACAAGCAAGGCCTTGCCGAAGCCGCCAAGCTCCTAACCAGAACCGCCCAGGACTACGACCAGATGGCAGCTCAAGAGCAGGCGAGCTTCGAGGCTCTCGCCAAGAATCGATGGCTCCAGGCCGTCAACCATCGCCAGCGGGTTGCCGATTACTCGGGCAAGGCCCAGCTCCTGCGCGGCCAAGCCAAACTCATTGCAGAACTGAAGCCATGAAGACCATTCACAAATACACGCTTGCTATCAGCGATTTCACTATCGTCGAGGTTCCCGTCAACGCGCATCTACTCTGCGTCCAGCTTCAGCACGGAGAGCCTCAGCTCTGGGCCCGCGTCGACACCGACGAAGTCAAAGAAAACATCACCATTCATCTGGTTGGGACCGGCCAATGGTTGCCCGAGGAGATCAACAAGATGCAATACCTGGGAACACTCCAACTGCGGGGCGGCCACCTCGTTCTCCACGCATTCGCAGATCGATAAGCAATGGCCGCCGACGAGAGACTGAGCGGCACGCTGCAGGAGAACATCCTCTCCGTGCTCTGCTTCGACGATAAATTCTGCAAGCTGGTCTGTGCAACAGTCAGCCCCAAGCTCTTCGAGAGCACCGTGTTCCGCGAAGTGGCGGGCCACGCCATGGACTACATCGAGCAATACGGTGAGCCCATCAAGGAGCACCTCCCCGACCACCTGGAGTCCATCCTCAACGGAGACGATGCCCGCAAGGCATCAACCTACAGGCGCCTGCTGGAGAATCTCTTCCTCAGCAAGGACAGTGTCAACGGCGCCTATGTCGTCCAGCAGCTCCACAAGTTCGTCAGGCAGCAAAACCTGAAGTCTGGTCTCGCCGAAGCCATCGAGGCCATGAACGACGGGCGCATCGATGACTGTGAACTCGCCCTGCAGAAGAGCCTCAACACGCAAGCCGTGGCCTTCGAGGCGGGATTGCGCCTCGACAGCCCTGAGGCCATAGACGCCATCATCGACGAACCCGAAGAGGAGGGCTTCGAGCTGGGGATCCCCATGCTCGACGACAACGGCATCATCCCCAGGCGCAAGGAGCTGTTCATGCTCATGGCACCGCGAGGCAAAGGCAAGTCCTGGTTCCTCACGCACTGCGCCAAGCAGGCCATCAAACAGCGCTGGAGCGTGCTGATAGTGACGCTGGAGATGAGCGAGCGGCGCTACGCGGCCCGCATGCTACAGAGCCTCTTCTCCATCAGCCGCAGGGCTGGTCAGGTCGCCGTCACGCGCTTCTCCAAGAACAGGGATGGCGACCTCCAGGCCCTCGTCGAAGAGAAGATGGAACGGCCCAGCATGAAGGACGAGGACATCAAGGGCTTCCTCAGGGCCAAGGCCAAAGGCGCCTTCATGCGCCGCAAGCGGCTGGTCATCAAGGCCTTTTCTACGAAGACGCTGACCATCGCCATGCTCAACGCCTACCTCGATGGCCTTCAGCGCTTCGAGAACTTCACGCCAGACGCCATCATCGTCGACTACCCCGACCTCTTTGCCATGGACAGCAAGGCCCAGAAGCGTGATGAAGTCGGGCGCATCGTCGAAGAGCTGCGGGGCATCGGAGACGCCCGCAATGCCGCCATGATTAGCGTGACGCAGGGCAACCGCGAATCTGAGAAGGCGACGACGGTGACGGGCGACATGGTGGCCGAGGACATCAGCAAGCTCGCCACGGCTGACGTCCTACTGACGCTGAGTCAGACCCCGGCTGAGTACGCCCTCGGCCTGGCGCGGCTCTTCGTCGAGAAGGTGCGCAACGAAGAAGGCAAGATGACGGCCCTCATCACGCAGGCCTATGCTGTCGGCCAGTTTTGCCTCGATAGCGTGCGCCTCGCCATCGACTACTGGGACATCATTAAGGAAAAGGGCGAGCGCAACGGCAGGCGCCGTAGGCGTGCCGACGAGGATGAAGAGGAGTGAGCCATGGCAAAGTGGAACTTCGGCGCTCAGAACTCGAGGAAGAGTCCGGGGGAGCCTCTCTACACGGTTGCCGAGCTAGCGTCGAGGCTCGGCACCACGGAGAGCCATCTGCTAGGCCTCATGCACCGCCACCCTGGTCTCGTGGCTTTCCGTGAGGCGCAGTCTTCGGCGTCTCCGTTTCGCAAGTACTACAAGCTCAGCGATGCCCGCCGCTGGTGGCGGACATTGGCCGCAAATACTTTGGAGAGTAAAGCATGAAAAAGCTATGGATCGTGACCGGGGATGATTACGAATCTTCTGTGACTCTGCGAGCCTTCAAGAAAAAGCAACGTGCAGAGGCCTTTAAACGACGTTGCGTAGACCACGATCGAAAGATTCCTGAAGCCCCACGGAGCGCTGATATTCCTGATGATGAGTGGGACAAGTGGGCGAAGGCTAATGACCGTTGGCGTGATCGCCATCCGAATGGCCAGGGCCACAGCTACGATAGTTACAACGTCCTTCCTCTGGCCTTCGACGATGCTGATTAGCCGCCGCGCCATCGCGGATTACCTGGACCGCGACTTCAACGACTACACGTGGATGAAGAAGCTCCCCCTTGAGAAGATCGAGCGGGAGCTTTCCAGCTTCAAGGTGCGGCCTCGCTTCAAGACGATGCCATGGCTGCATCAGCTCGTGTGCTTCTACATCTGCCTCTGCGAGCCGCGATTCCTCCTGCTGCTGGACATGGGCACTGGCAAGACCAAGATCCTCTTGGATGTCCTCACGCAACTCATCCGCGAGAAGCGCGTCGAGCGCGGCCTCATCACAGTGCCTAGACTCATCAACGTCGACAGCTGGATGAGAGCCATTGAGAACCACTCGAACCTGGAGCCCAACCGCATAGACATCTCTGAGATTGAAGAGAAGCGTCACCGGCTCCTGAATCCGACGGGAGAGATAACGATCATTGACTACCCAGGCCTGCGCCTGGCTCTCAGCAAGAAGAAAAGAGGGGGCGGCCTGGAGCGCGACGAGCAGCTCGTCCGCAAGGTCCAGCGGCTCTACGGCTATCTGGGCGTCGATGAAAGCCATACCCTGAGCAATCACGACAATCTGCAATTCGGCATCATGCGCAAGCTCGCGCGGCGCGCCGACTTCGTCTACAGCGCAACAGGGACGCTCTTCGGAGCCAGAGTGGAGGATCTCTGGAGCCAGTTCTATCTCGTCGATCAGGGCGAGACCTTCGGCAAAAATCTGGGCATCTTCCGCGCGGCTTTCTTCACGAGCAAGGATGCCAAGTGGAAGGGCACCGTGTGGCGCTACAACAAGCGCATGGATCACGACCTCCACCGCATGCTTCAGCACCGGAGCATCCGCTACGAAGACCATGAAGTCAGCGACCTCCCCAAGCGCGTGCCGCTCCGCAAGGTCTATGACATGGGCGAAGAGCAGCGCGACCATTATTTGCGTGCCCTGGAGGGCCTCATCAATGCCAATGGCGTCCTGGGCAACCTCGACGCGCAATGGATCCGCATGCGGCAGATCGTCAGCGGATACTTGGCCTGGAATGATGAGCACGGCGACCATCTCATCCATTTCAAGCACAATCCGAAGCTGGAGGGCTTGGTCTCCCTCGTCGCCGAGCTGGGCCGCAAGAAGATCATCGTGAGCTACGAATACACGGAGACAGGCCGCATGATCGTCGAGCGCCTCAAGGCCGAGGGCCACAAGGTCGAGTGGCTGTATGGCGGCAGCAAGGATCGGCAGGGTCTCATGCACCGCTTCCTTCAGAACCCGGAGGTCCGCGTTCTCGTCATGAATTCTGTGGCGGGAGGAACAGGCACGGATGGCCTGCAGGAGGTCGCCCATTACCTTGCCTTCTACGAGACGCCGACGAGTCCGACGATCCGCAAGCAGACGGAGAAGCGCGCCCATCGCGAGGGTCAGCGGCACCGGGTCTTCATCATCGACCAGATCATGGACAAGAGCCTTGACGCCGGGCTGCTCGCCAACATCGCCGAGGGCATCGACTGCCATGAGCGGGTCGTGAATGGAAAGCTGCCCGCCAAAAAATTCTTCCTGACGGCCGCCCACGAGCGCTAAGTCTTTATATAATCTGGCCATCCTCAAGGAGCATCACCATGTCCCAGCCCCCCGTTCTCGATGAGACTGCGAACATCAAGCCCGAACAATGGGAACGCCTCAAGGCTATCGCAAAGGCCAACCCCTTCCAGACTCTCCAGAGCGTATTCATCAAGCGCGGCGGCCTCAAGGCTGATGAGCTTTTTCTCATTGCGCCGCCCCGCCAAAGCCAGGGCAAGAGCAACCTGGTTGCGCATTTCCTCAAGCTCCGCGAGGAGCACCTTGCCGAGCAACGCCGCATCGCTCGCTTCGGCATTCAAACGGCCGTTGCCGCTTTCATCGCCTCCTTCAAGCGCTAGTCGTGCCGCGCGTATTCGACTGGGAGAAGCTCCTCAGGGAGCGCCGCATCCCCTATGCGGAGAGCGGCCCCAACATCAAGCGCGGGGAGATTGGCATCCGCTGCCCTTTCTGCGGGAGCGCCGATCCCTCCATGCACATGGGCCTGAGCCGGGAGACCGGCTGGTATTCCTGCTGGCGCAATCGCAGGCAGCACAGCGGCAAGAGCCCCCTGCGGCTCATCATGAAGCTCCTGAACGTGCCCTATGGCATGGCCAGAGAGATCGCAGGCCTGGGCGACGACTACGTTGATCCCGAGGGCTTCGACGCCATCGCCGCAGCCTTCATGCGCGCCAACGATAGCACGGGCCGCAAGGAAGAGCTACGCCGCCGCCGGCTGCATCTCGACGATGGCTTCCGCATACTCGAGCCCAGGGGGCGCACTCGCCTGCATTGGGAGTATCTGGTGGAGGAGCGCGGCTTCAACCGGGACGGCGACGTCGACCGCCTTGGCCGCAACTACGGAATCTGCGCAGGCGTGACCGGGCTCTGGAGCCATCGCGTCGTGATGCCCTATTACCTCGACGGTGAGCTGGTCACCTGGACGGCGCGGGCCATTGGTGCCGCTGAGATACGCTACCGGGACCTGGAGATCAAGGAGTCGATCCTCGCGCCCAAGAAGACGCTCTACAACCACGATTGCATCGCCCGTGGTGGCAAGGCCCTCGTCGTGCAGGAAGGTCCCTTCGATGCCCTCAAAGTGGACTTCTATGGCCGTGCCCATGGCGTTCGCTCCGTTGGGCTTTCCACCAACAGCCTGCAGGATGAGCAGGCCTTTCTCCTGCAGGAGGCCTCCGATCGTTTCGAGCGTGTCATCGTGATGATGGACAACAAGTCACGGCTCGACGTCATGGACAGCCTCCGCATGCAGCAGGACCTTGCCTTCCTTCCCAACGTCTCCGTCGAGCCCGTGCCCTACGGCAGCAAAGACGGGGGCGCCCTCACACCAGAAGAAGTTGAAGAATGGGCGCGAGCCCTCTAGGAGAAATCATGGCTAACTGGAAGACCTATCTGAACAGCGACTTTGCGGGGTGCCGCTTGCTCGCCTATGCCCGTGACCACTGCCGCAACCGAGACGTGCGCCTCTTTCTGATCCCCGGTGAGTGGGAGGCCGTGGGTGTGACGGACGGCCTCGACAAGTGGATTGCCCCCGCGGTGCGCGACATCATGAGCGTGGACATCCCTGGTCTACTCAAGCGCATTCAGGCGGGTGAAGAGATCCCCAAACCGACACCCTTAGTTCGCAAGCCTCGCGAAGCCCTTGTCATGGATGCTGAGCCGAAGCCCAGGCGCCGTGAAGCTCTTGCCAATGAAGACCAACCCAAGCCCAGGAGAAGCCGTGTCGAACTCGTATGAACCAACATTCAAGGGCCCTATCGAGGGCTACGTGGTGAACAACCTCAAGCAGCATTTCTGGCGTATCGAGGCCTCATGTACGATGGATGATGCCCTGCAAGAGGCGCGCTGCGTCTTCCTCCGCGTTGCCCAGAAGTACCCGGGAGTCGATGCCCCGCACTTCATGGCGCTTTTCAAGATGGCGTGGCACAACCAGCTCACGGATCTTGCCAACGACGACACGCGTCTACGTGCCATGGTGCCACTCATCGCCAGGCAGGACGAGGAAGGTCGCGAGATCGAAGCCGTCGGCGAACTCGAGAACGAGGGCTATCTCGCCGTCAGCCTGCGCCAGGCTCCGCAGGAGGTCCAGGCCGTCATTAATCTCTTCCTGTCGGCCCCCCAGGAGATCCTAGACCTTGCCCTGCGTGGATGGTCGGCCCGCGGTCGGCGCAAGACGGATGGCAGCCGCAAGATCTGCAAGCTGCTCGGCCTCCGCGAGGATCTCGACGTGCTCCAATCTGTGGAGGATCACTTCACGAACTAGAACGACCCAAACCCCGCGTATATTTCCCCAGCCATTTGGCTACCACAAACTGCTTTAACCCAGGAGCACAAAGCAAATGAAGAGCGCAATCTATTCCGAACTGAGCAAGGCAACCGGCGTCACATTCAAGGGCGGCAACGAGCAGGAGTTCTTCTCCGACCTCGTGAAAGCCGTGGCGAACCTCAAGGACCCCGAGTGGGACAAGCTGAGCGAGGCCGCCCAGGACTGGTTCAATGCCGGCGCCAAGGCCAAGAACAAGAAGGAAGACATCGTCGGCTTCCCCGACCTCGAAGAAGAAACCCAGACGCGCAGCCGTCGCCGTTCGGGCGACGATGACGACGGCGGCAAGGCCAAGCCGAAGGAAGCCGAAGTGGGCTCGCAGATCGTCGGCGTAACGGCGCGCGGCAAGGAAATCAAGGGCAAGGTCGTGGAGATCGACGGCGACATCCTGGTGATCGACGACGGCAGCGGCGGCGATCTCATCGACTTCAACCCGAAGACCTGCAAGAGCCTGGACGTGATCGAGCCCGAAGCCGAGCAGCCCCGTGGTCGCCGCCGTGCGGCCGAAGAGCCCGAGGAACCCGAAGAGCCGAAGCTCGACAAGGGCGACCGTGCTGTCCTCGTGACGAAGCGCGGCAAGGAGATCGTCGGCAAGATCGTGGAAATCGACGACAAGGGCTTCCTGCTGAAGGGCGACGACGGCGAAGAATACGACTACGAGTTCGACGCCATCAAGTCGCTGCTGCCCGAGAAGGGCGGCAAGAAGACCGAGGAAGAAGGCACCCGCACGCGCTCGCGCAGCTCGGCCAAGGCCGAAGACGATAAGGGCGGCAAGGCCGAAGACGGCGCCCGCACGCGTTCCAGCAACGACAAGGGCGTGAGCATCGGAACGCGCATCCGCGAGCTGATTGCCGAGGCCGATGGCTTCGACATCTCCGAGGAGGCCATCGCCAAGGTGCTCAAGAAAGAAGGCATCGACTTCAAGGAGAACACGCTGAGCCTGAATTACAAGGAATCGATGAAATTCATCGACATCCTCAAGGCCGCCAAGCGCCTGAAGTAAACCGGCGCCCGGCTGAGAACTGAGAGCCCAAGGCCCCGGTATAAATGACCGGGGCCTTTTTCTTTTCACCCTTCAAAGGAATCACCATGAAAGCCAAGACCAAGCTCCTCGTCGTCCTCAGCGGCGGCCAGGATTCCACGACCTGCCT